TCAAACGTGTTTAATTGGCACCACTTCCTCGGCATCGGGATTGGTCAACTTTTCCAAGCGTTCCCCTAGTAAGCGCCAGGCGTTACGCTTTTCGTTGGCGTAGTCATGGTGCAGGTAATGGCGTCGTACTTTGGATCCGCCTAATAGATGATTTTGGCAGCGGTCGATAATTTCCAAGGTGACGCCAAGTTCCTGCATCATCGTCGCGCCCGTGCGGCGCAAGTCGTGGGGTGTCCATCCACCTTTGGTACCATGGCTCAACACCAGCGTGTTGTCATGGCGGCGGCCAGATAGTGGCTTACTACGATTCTTGAATTTCTCTTGCCGGTCGCCCACACGTTTGGAGATGCTTTTGAGATCAACATGGCCGATGTTGTTGGTGGCGGGGAACAGGTACGAGGACTCGCCTGTCAGGGTATGCAGTTCCTTGAACTGACGCAGGGCGAAGGCAGAAAGAAAGACATGATGGTCTTGCCGCTTGCCTCGGTGTCCTTTGGTGTTTTCGGCTGGGAGAAGCCACGTTCCATTTTCTAGATCGACGTGTTGCCACTCACTTTTTAGCAATTCACCGATGCGGCAGAGGGTACTCAGGCATATCCACAATGCGAGCTGGGCTTTTCGTTCCAAGGGACGCACGCCGGAATATTTTTGGCCGGCTGGCAGGAAGGCATAGTCGCGCTCCATGCTCTCGAAAATGTCGCGCAACTCCCTGATTTCATCCGCAGACAGAACCCGATCACGCTGTTCCTGGTAGGCGTAGTCGAGCAGCTTTTCGACTTCCACCAGTTCGGCTGGGTTTCCGTCAATCATTAAGACGCGCCAGGGCTTTCGCTTTTCCGCCCAGCGCAGCATTTGACCCATATCACTGTTCAGGATGACCACGCCCCGGTTCAGGCCGCGTGCTCGTAATGTTCGTAGCACTGCGAGCAAATCCTTCTCGGTCAAATCTCGCAGAGCTTTCTTGCCGATGAAGGGCAGCACGTTCTTACCAAAGCTGCGCCTCAACTCTGCATTGCCGTCCTGACGGGCTACACCATCCTTTAGCCACTCGTCGAAGAGGTCGGCTACTGTCAAATTTTCGGTGGCCTTGCGTTCAGCTTCGGCAATGATGGCCTTGTTGGTTGCCTGCTCTTTAATCCGGTTAGCCTTCTTCTCGTCGCTGGGATTGATGCCTTCGGCCACCCTCTGGCGTGCCCAGTCGCGTTCGCTGCGGATGCTGGCTATCCCGGAGCTAGGGAATGTTCCGCATTGATGCCACGCTACCTTGCCGTTCCAGCGAAATGCGTATTTAAAGCGGATGCTGATTGAGCCGTCCGCATTGATGCGAATCTCTCCAGATAGCCCGCCCCCGTCGCTAATAGTGTCGCCTTTCCAATCAGCAGGGATGACTTGCAGTTCTTTTACTTTCCACACTCCACCTTTGCCTGCTTTGGGGTATCTGGTCATATCGATCTCAGGGGTAAACAAAGGGGTAAACAGAAATGGTAGCTAATGCTGGGCGTTTATGAAGGTTGATAGACAAAGATTCTAGTATTTAACCTTTAAATAGCTGACTTTAAGCGGTCTGTCGGTGTTTCTGGACGTCCAGTGAGATCCATAAGTTAATGGCATGGGGTGCTAGGGGTCGAGTGTTCGAATCACTCCGTCCCGACCATTATTCCTGAGTAAAATCAGACACTTAAGCCGATCAGATGGATCGGCTTTTTTGTGTCTGCGCAAAACCCGCGCAAAACTGGCGCAAAACTATCCGGTGATTTCGCTGATGTTTAGGTCCGGAATTGCCTCGGACCAGACGATTTCCTCGTGGTCCCGTTGATAGTTTCTGGTCATGCCCTCGCTCGCATGGCCAGCTATTTTCTGACCATCCTTTCCGGCTCTCTTGTACAGGTGCAGCGATAGCGCTCGCACTTCGTGGAAGCCCGGCATCTCTTTCTCTTTCCATCCCGCGTAGCAGTTCGCCGCCTCCCTGGCCTCCTTGAAAGCTCGCGTCAAATACCTCTCCTCAACCTTTGTCCAATGGTCCTTGGTCTGCGCCTGTTTCTGTTTCCGGCGATCTGGCTTCCGGTGCACCAGGTAGGGCGATACGACATCGTCACGGCATCGGCTGATGACCGCCTGCAACTCCGGCGTTATCTGAAATCGAATCCATGCCGCGTCGCTGGCCTTGGCCGTCTTCTTCTGCACCACGTAAAGGTAACCCTCCCGGCTGCCATCAAAACGCATATCGAGGATGTCTGTCCGGCGCTGGGCGGTGATCAACGCCAGGTCGATTGCGTTCTGCAGCCAAGCCGGCGACTTTTCCCGGATGGCTTTCAGCCCTTCAACGGTGTGGCGTTTGCGCTGCTTCTTCTCAATCCGGTTGATGGTGCTGGCCGCCGGGTTATCGGGGCACAGTCCTTTGGACGCAGCGTGATTGAAGATGTCTATCAGTAGCGCCCGGCACTGGTTCGCCGTGCGCGGAGTGAGCGCGTCCAGCATCTCCGCGACCATGCGAATGGTTATTTGATCGACGGACTTGCCCTCGAACTGCTTGCGGAAGCGCCGGAAGTGCACTGCGTAAAGGCCCAGTGTTCCTTTGGCCAGCTCCCGCGGTGGAAGAACGTCGCGTTCGTAGGTATCGAGAAAGCCGGAAAATGACTCTGATGAGTTGCCCATCACAGCGCCGATCAGATCAGCGCCGCGCATGAATTCCAGGTTCAATTGCTTCGCGGCATCGATCGCCTTGATTCGGTCGCTGCCAAATTGGAACCACTTACCGTCGGTTGGCCGCCGGTAGCGATAAGTCGAGCGCCGCGGATCGAAATACAGGTTCTGCGGGAGGCTCTTGTTCGCCTTGTTGCGCGGCCGTGGGACCATCATGCAGCTCCTTTCAATACCATCGCCACCAGGTCGTTGCCGTCCGAGCGATTGAATGCTGTCCAGTCAACGTACCAGAGTTTCCCGATCTGCTCCCCGGGCACCACGCCGTTACGGATATGGTTGCGGATGGCTTGCGGGCATTGCGGGGTGCCGTTCTCGCCCCAGCGCCGGCGCTGGAACTCACTGATTTTGATCAGCTCTCGTTTCATTGGGTGCTCCATGCCGCGCGTGGCGGCAGAGGGTGGTTATTCGGGTTTTGCGGGGAACCACTCGGTTTCGTATTCGAACTGAGTCACGCGCTCGATTTCAATGCTTGGCAGCTCTCGGCGGAAGGTCTCGGTGCCGTAGGGCTTTTTCACGTAGTCCGCTGCCTCGTCCATGAATTTCGCCTTGAAGATGCGCAGCAGGTGGTCGGCGGCCCCCTCGTATTGTTCTTCCTGGTAGTTGGCTTCACACACGCCACCGCGACATACCCGCCAGACGATCCGCTTTGGCTGCGCCTCGGCAGCTTTGATCTTGTCGTCCATGGCATTACGGGCAAATCGGAGCTGGTCGAGTGTCAGGGTGGCCACCCAATCGGTGGTGCTGACGCTCTGGGTGTGGCCCATGTGGCACTTGATTTCAGGCATGCGAAGTCCTCGCCAGCCATTCACTGGCATGCTTATAGGGGAATGGATTAGTAGCCTTTTGCCCTGATTCCTCAGGCTTCAGGATGGGTGTACAAATGAATGCTCATTTCAATAAGACTTCGGAGGACGCGTGTCACACAATCTGGATGTGCCGATAGCCCACAAGTACCGAGGCCATATTATTTTTCTGAAGTTCGACTGGAGCCGGCCAAACGATAAAGCGCCTGCTTCTGCGAAGATCATCGAGCCGGCACCAATCGATGGGATGGGCGATGTCGCAGCCGAGCTGTTAGGACCATGGCCCGATTATCCGACCGCATTGGATGATGCAATGGCCGCGGCTGAGCGGTGGGTTGATAGTCAGTTGCCTTAACGGCTGTCACCGGCAGGCTGGTAGGTCGATCATGGAAATCAGATGAGGGGTGCGAAGCGACAAAATGCGAAAGGCAAATTCTTTGGGTGAGCTATCCTTGAGGCTTGCGCTTCATCAGTTGCCGAACTCCTGTCCGGTTCATTCGGTGGCTGATGGGGCGGTTTCTATTCACCGTGGCCCCGTGTAGATGAGCCAGGCCATGTAGGCGAGGGCGGGGATGATCATCAGCACTCGCTCCAGTTCATGGCCTGGATGTATTCGCACGGCACCACCAGGCTGTCTGGTGGGACAGTGCTTTCTGTCTTGGTGTCGCCGAAATACGCAATGGCAGCCTGGGCCCGCTCAAGCGAAAGCTGGGCATGGCGCATCTGCCAGGACTTGCGCTGTTTGTACGATCGCAGCGCCAGGGCCTTGTCGGTGTAGGCGAATCGACGTCCGTGCTCGCCACCCTCCTTTAGGACGCGCTTGCGGTACTGCTTAAGCAGGGATTCACGCTGCGAGCCACCGAAGAGGTTGTTGTGGAATTCATCCACGATGTACCAGCACTGCTCGGTCTCACCGATAACTACGTACTTTTTACAGGTTACTTCCAGGCCTTTGGGATCCATCTCGTCGACGTAGCGATAATGGACCGGACCGAGCTTTTTCTTTTCCATGGGCGTACTCGTCCTTGCCGATATAGCGGCTGACTTTGAAGGGGGAGGGAGTTACAGAGGGGTGGAGTACGGATGTACTCCTATCGGGATTCGGCTGACTTCTGGCGGCGCAGAGTCAAAACAGAGCGAGGAGCTTTGCGTGAGCGCGGGCGGCGCTCATTTCCGCTTCAGTAGCCTTTCGTCCTGACACCCACATGCCATCGGGATGGCGCTGAAAAGTCCAGCCGTAGTGACCGTTGGCTTCATCGATCATGATGGCGAACGTGCCGCAGGCGGTCTCGATCATGCCCTTGAATTTCACTTCCCCGAGTGGAGCGAGACAGCGCACGCATTTCCCGCAAGCGGTACCGAGGGCGGTTGAGCCTCTGCACACAGGGGTGTCCGGGACTGTCTTCGAAGTCAGCTTATCAATCCGCCGCTCTGCCGCCTGAGCATTCTCGAAGTGCGACCGGCTGGATTGCTCAAGGTTATTCAGCTGCTCGTCACGGTCGTTCAGTAGCAGCTGCAGGGCCTGTTCGCGGGACTTCGATTCCTCAAGAGCCCGCGACAACCAGCGGATTCGATCCTTGCCGGCGGTGAGCCAGATAACCGCTGGATGATAGCCGGGAGTCTTGCGCACAACAGCGTTGATGTTCAGCGGCTCGTTGCCATGGAGGAAGACGCCGTTGGCCAGTTCATCGTCCGTGTACTCGCCAAGAGTCAGCGCCGCGCGCTGACAGCTGTAGTGATCGCCATGCGGATCAACTTCGCCTTCTTGCCGCCACTTCGCCGCTGGGGTTTTCTGAGCTTCGCTCATCATGCAGCCTCCTGTTGTTGCGCAGATTGCTTCCAAGGATCGTTGGCGCGGGCCAGAGCAGCCATCGGTGGAGGGCTGACGCTGTTGCCGCACATGTGGACCTGCTGAGTCTTGGTGAACGGTTTGCCGTCGGCGCCATGGCTGATGATGTAGTCCGCTGGAAAGCCTTGTGCCTTGTACAACTCGGCGGGCTGCAGCATCCGCAGGCAGATGTCGACGATCACGTAAGGCGTGCCTTTAATCGTGACGGTCACCAGGCCCAGGCGATCCTTGGTGGTGATGGTCGGTGCAGGCTCGCCGGCGGCGCTCACGTTCTCGGTGCCGTAGTAGCTGATCAAGAAGGCCGCGACCCGCAGTGCGCCTGCTTCAACCTCAGGCGAAAGCTGGAGTTCAACCAGTGAGCTCTTGCCTCCACCACCGGCAGTGATGGTCGGTGCTGGCTCATCAACCGCCTGGCCGACGCTGGCGCCGAACTGTCGCTCCATGAAGGCAGTGACCAGCCCGTGGTGAGTTCCGCCGGCGCTGATGGTGTGCAGTGGATCCGCTGTGTCCCGCGCATCGCAGTTACCACGCAGGTGCACTAGGTTGGCAGTTACCAGCTGCTGCTGGCTGCCGGTGTTCGTCACCGTGGTCATGGGGTCTTCAACGCTCTTGGCGTCGGTGGTATTGAAACCCCCATTCATCTGCGCCATGAACACCGTCGAGATACCCATCGCATGGGCGGCACCGGCGGGGCGCTGGTAGTTGCCACCGCTGGTGATGGTCGGCAGCGGCTCGTCGAGCGCCTTGCCTTCATCAGCAAACCGGAACTTCACCAGGTGTGCCGCCGCGATCGCGCGATGGTTCTGGGTCATGAGTGTCCCGGCTGGTTGGTCGGCAGCCACCGGCTTGCCTGAATACTCGGGCCCACCAGCACCGACAAGCACTGGGCCGATCAGCGTCAGTTCGCCGCGGTTGGCGCAAGTCACCGTCGGCAGCGGGGCGTGCGGGTCGTTGATGCGGTCGCTGCCCTGGTGCGTGGCTGGCGCGATGATGGGGCTGGCCATAGCGAACGATCCTCCGCGCGGCCAAGAGGTGACGGTGCGCAGCGGGTCGTGTGCTGACTGCACGCTTTCGCCGGACCAATTCGCGATCGGTACGATGAACGGGTCGGCGGCATCGATGACGAACTTCTTCATGCCCTTGGCGATCCGCCGAAGCGTGGCCGGCGCCAGAGGCTTTGGCCGGTCGAAGATGCTTTTGCTTGGGATGGTCCAGTCGATGCACTCGGCTGCGGTGCGCCACTTTTGCTGGCCCTTTACCGGGTACTTGGCGTGGGTCGGCGATGGCCACACAATCGGCTCACCGTCGCAACGGGCGATCATGAACAGTCGCTCGCGGCTGGTGGGCGCTCCGAAGTCGCAGGCTTTGATCACGCGCCATTCAACCACGTAGCCCAGATGCTGCAGCTCGGCGACAAAGGTTGCCCAAGTCTGCCCGCGGCGTTTCGGATCGGGCACCAGGAACTGCTGGTGGACCGGGACGACTTCGCCTGGCTCGGCGATGGCGCCGCCAAGCTTCATGACCCGGCCGGTCACCTTGCAGCGCTTGGCGATCAGCGGCCCCCACTGGAGGATCTGCTTCACGTTCTCAAGGCTGATGACGCGGGGCTTCTTCTTGCCGGCCCACTTCAGGCCGATCCACGACAGGTTTCGAATTTCACGCTTGCGAGGCTGGCCGCCCGCGGCCTGGCTGTGATGCGTGCAATCCGGCGACATATGGAACCAGCCAACTGCCTTGCCACCGCACTCAGTATCCGGATCACCCTCGAACACGTCGGTGGTGTAATGCACGGCGCCCGGGTGGTTGACGGTGTGCATGCTGATTGCCTGGGGGCTGTGGTTCTTCGCGACATTCACCGCGCGGCCCAGGCCCATCTCCAAGCCGGTACCAGCGCCGCCACCACCGCAGAAGAAGTCGACCACGATCTCATCGTCCTGAGAGCTGAAGCCAAGTCCATATTGGGTTTTGAAATCGAAGGGGTGTTTCTTCTGATGTGCGGACATAGAGGATCCTCGCCGGCTGGCGTGATTCGTTGAAGTGGGGTATTTGTATTCGGCACGGCATGGGGCCGGTGGGTTAAAAAATATGGCGATCAACTTCGAAAAGGCAGTGGGCCGGGCTACAGCAGATTTCGCAAAGATGACTGCAGAAGACCTGGACACATGGAACGAGATGAATGATGCGGAACATCGCTCTCAGTATCTGAGGTTCATCGATGGTTATCAGAGAGACCATTGTTATCTTTGCGATAAAGATTTTAAAACCGTTAGTAAGGAGTCTCCGTGCGTTCACTGGTTGCTCAGGAGAGGGAAATTTAAGAATAAAGATATTGTGCTAATCGCTCAAAAATTTGGCTATATAAATATTTGTGCGTATCTAAGGTGGTGCGCCAACGCTGAAAGATTCGCTGCAAATATAAATGACCTAAAAGATGAAGCGCCTGAAGGTAAAATTCTAAGTTCAACAATTAAATGGAAAAACATTGAGTGGTCGTTCGATTGCGCGCCTAGCGATTTTTCTGGACATGGCGGCTCACATTCGAATTTCCCCCATTACCATTTTCAGATGCGGATCGACGGTAAGCAATTTATAAACTTCAACGACTATCACTTGCCCTTCAGTGATCATGATCTCTTCATGCTGCGGCTATCAAAAGAGCCTGGAATGCATTTTGATTTCGGGAGTCATGGCATCGGGATGCAAGATGCTATGGAAATTGATCCGGAGGATATAGTTAATCACACGTCGCCCACTGAAAATGAAGAAGAGGCTGCATTCAATATACAAACCATGATAATTGCGCCTAATGAGCCTCTCAGGGGAGAGGACATTTCTGCAGCGTTTGAGGAAAGTAAGAGAACAGGTAGAACGATGGCTTCTATATTTCGAGAAAGATTTGAGGGGGCCGACGTAGAAGTGAGTTCTATCGTAAGCCCCTCCGAAACCGTACCTAAAATCACACCAAGAACCGAGCATAAACCAAGGTAAGAGCCTCGTTCGACCGACGCTATTTAGGATCAAACGCACCCAGCGCGAGTGCGGCATTGTCGCCGATCTGCTGCTGCAATACGGCCTTGAATTCTTGCGCAATGTCCTCTCGCTGAACCTCTTCGCCTACCCAGCGCAGCTTAAGCGCCGGCACCGCGCCGCTGGTGATCACCGAGATTCGCAAGTTGATCTGCTGCTCGGTCAGGCCTTCGTACGGGATGGTGCTGAACAGCAGCGCTGCCGGCAGTGTTTCTTTGCTGCGGGCCTCGATCTGATCCATGGCGCTGCGGCTGGCGCTGGTATCACCGACTGTGGTTTCGGATTCGCTGGTCGCTTTGATGGTGATCGTGCGAACGGCCGCGATAGCCTTGGCAACAGGAATCGCCTTGCCTTCGTCATCAACCGGTGTCAGGTACTGATGCCAATCTTCGATCCAATCGCTCAAGTCTTTCTGCGACATTGCCCGCCCACCGATTGCCTGAGCTGCCTTGTAGCCAGCGGAGGCCTTCAATCGCAGAACCGCGCGATCATCAGCGTGGCCGGGAGCAAAATCATTGCCCAGGTTGAACAGCAGCGTGCAGGTCATCTCGTCCTGGTCAATGAAGCCCTTGGCGGTTGAGATCGCGCGGTCGGCGACATAAGTGCTGAAGTCAGCCAGCGAATGGGTGGAGTAGATGCCACGGAAACGGCTGCGGCCGGCCTGCCATTTTTCCAGAGTGACCACCTGACAGCCTTCCGGTAGCACGATGGTAGGCGTTTGGGTGGCCAGCGCTTTGCCGCTCGCTTCGAGCGCGGTGTCGGTGATGAGCTGGATCGCTTCTTTGGTCAGAGACATTGTTCAGTTCCTTGATGGTCGAGCGATTAGGTGCGGCGAGTGATAGGTGCTTGGTCGCGGCTGAAGAGCTGATCGTGCTTTTCAGCGAAGAGGGTGATCTTCCCGCCGGAGCCAACGTGCATCGGTGTGTCCAGGCTTGTGTTCTCGCTGCGGGTCCCGCGCTTGGTTGGCACCTTGTAGTCGAGCTTGTGCTTGATCTTCACCTGGCTGGATTCGCCGATCTGGCTGAAGTCCAGGGTGATCACCAGCTTTCCGACCTTGCCGTGATCCACTACGCCGGCGGCGACTTCGGAAAGGGCGTGGCCGATTTGGCTGGCGAAAGCGCCGCCGTTGAGCTCTTCGAGGAACTCGGCGGTATCAGTAGGGGTGGACATGGCTGTTTCTCCTGAATGGCCAGCAGGCCGCTGGGTGGAAGATTGAATTGCGATTGGCGTAGGCGCTGGCGCACTTGGTTGCTGAGGCGTCTCATGCTGCGAGCTTCACCTGATGCCAGGCGCCTGCGGCGTAGAAAAGCTTCGCGGCCTGGGCCTCCTCGAGAACGACCTCGGCGGGGACGGCTATCCATCCAGAAGCCACCAGGTGGTTCGGGTTGCAGCTGTCTCGCAGCTCCAGGTAGTAATGCTCGATGGCATCCGTCAGGCGTTCGACCTTGTAGATACCCTCTGGCGATATCTCCACCGACTTGACGTACTCAACGCCGCGCTCGTCTCGACACATGGCGCTGAGGTAGATCGTCCAGTGGTAGGAGAAGTCGAACAGCGCGTTGGCGATCGCCAGGCTTCGGATCTGCCGGCAGCTTTTCCAGTTCGCATGATTTGCGTGCCGCTGGGATCGATGTTCACCACCGCAACGTGGTTGGTGTTGAGCAAGGCCCGGCACGCGCGTTCCGCCCGGGCGAATCCGTTGTTCGGTTTGCGCTTGCTCATAGCGCCTCCGTGATCCGCCGTAGCGCAATGCGTTCTGCCTGAGTAGGAGAGGGCCGGCGGCGCTTGAGGACGGTGTCCGGGTCGATCTTGTCCGAGCGGGCCGGAAGCGGCTTCATTTCGGCGCAGGGTTCGGCCTGGGGTTTGCCGCCGGCGCCGAAGAACTGTTCCAGCTTCTGGTTGAGGTGCGCGGTGACCGCGTCTTTCGGGTGGGGCATTGGAACGCCGATCATGGCTGGGCTCCGTAGTAGGCAAAGACGGCCAGAAGAACGGCGCCGCCGATGGTCCAGCGCAGAAGCGTCCGAGCGAAGACTCGACCCGATTCCCGAATCTCTTCGAAGTAGACCGCTTTCTTTTCGAGTTGCTTAGCGTAGTCGCAAGCCAGCCCGTGCCCCTCACGCTCACCTTTCGAGACGCCGGTGTCGTGATCGATCACGTCGAACTTGTTGCCGCCCAGCGGGATGACGTTGAAGCGTGGCACACGCACTGGCTCTTCGCGACCGATCATCTGGTACATCTCCGAGGTGGACAATGAAACGCGAGCCCGCAACACCTGCAGGACCGCTTGTTTTTGGCGAATGGTCTGGTTCATGACGATTCCTTATGGTGGGTTGCGGTTATTCGTCAGCACTCGGCCTTCCTGCTGGTTGCCGTTGGGCGCAGGGGGAGAGTGCTGACGGATAAAGGCAGGCGTAAAAAAGCCCGAGATCACCCGGGCTTTTGTTTGCGTCACGGGTACCACCCTACGTGACAGCCTCCCAGGCCCGCTGCTGGCGACGGCCCGGGTTTGAATCATCAGCGGTGATCTTGAACTTGGGGTGGCCTACCGATTGCTCGGCCGGTGCGCGGTGACACCGTCGGCCCAGATGCCGCTGCCTGTCAGGATGTTGGGCGCAGCCTTCAGGCTTACTGCACCGCACAGGTGACTCGGTCACTTACTTCATGGTAGTGATCTCCATGTAATGGTGATGATGGTGAGCATTAATTCTGATAATGCGCACCACGCTGAGCTTTATCTCAGCTGACGCAGGTGGCCGGCACATGGCCGGGTGTTCGTCCGCATCGGTCTGCCATCTCTGGGTAGTGCCGCAGTGCAAGTGCGGCCTCTTCGGGCGCCGGCAGCGCTACCGGTTGGCCTGCCCAGTAAGGCAGATGGCAGACCGATGCGGCCTGGTGCTGGGGAGTACCAGGTGCTCGGGCAGTTATCGTCAGGCTGACGTGGCGCTGGTTGTTAGGCTGCGCACCGCCGGGCTCGGGTCTTGGCGTCGAGCGCCTTGAGCTTCTGCACGGCTGTTGCGTATTGAGGATGATTCGAACCCAGGCGGCTCACCTCGCCCAGAATGCTCACTCGGGCGGATCGGATATGCTTGAGTGCCTGGCTGATGTGGTAGGAGCGAACGCCGGCGCGGTGTGCGAGTTCCCGAGCGCTGCGGCAGTGCTCTTTTGCAAGAATGGTGTGGGTATCGATTGACCATTGATTGATCGAGCTTGCTGTCTTGCCAGCATGGTCCTGGACTTTCATCTTTGTGCCCTCGGTTGTCATCCCGCTGCCCACTCAGTGAATGGGCAGAAGTGATGACTACGGTTTGTCTTTCGCCTTGCCAACCATCAGCACCATCAACAGCAACGCGACCAGTACCAGGTCACCGACCATTGAAAGGATGCGGCTTGCCGAGTCCACGAAGACGACTCCGCCAGCGAGCCCGTAGGCGGCCAGCGAGCGTGCTTTGTTGCTGAGCCTGCCGAACATGACTACAGGTAGTCTTTGAGGTTGAGGTTCATGATCTTGGCGGCCTTCTCCAGCACGGCCATTTCGGCTGGCTCGATCTCGCCGTCAGCCTCGGCCACGGTCAGCATGAAGTTCAGCACTGTGGCTGCGTCGTCAACGCTGTGGGCCAGGTCCTTCAGTTCCTTCTCGGCGTTCTGCCGGATGATGCGGGGGCCGCCGTCGTTGAAGTCAGCCTTGGCCCGGTCGATGGTGTTGCTCAGCTCGGCGCCGAAGCCTTTAAGAGCTGCCGAGTTGTTGATCAGCTTCTCGATCTTTTCGAGCTCTTCCTTCTCGATGTCACCATCAGCGGAAGCGACGTAGAACACGCCGTAGACCGAAGCCTGCATCAGATCGCGGTTGGTCATCACGGCCAGGGCCTGACGGGCTTCGCCGGATTTCTTGCCAAACAGTTTGCCGAACATGGTGAATCCTCTGGGTTGGGTTGCATCCCGCTGCACCCTGTCGCCAAGGTGCAGAAGTGATGCTGTCCATCAGCGGCGAACCTTGCGTGCCGAGTTACCGGACACGGAAGCGCGCCGTGTTGCGTTGTTGTTCCCTGATCGCAATCAGGGTTTGTCTTCAAGCTGTTAAAGAGCGATGGTGCTCCGCTGCGGCTGTGTGTCGCTGCGATGGGCTAAATATGAACCATCAGTTCATATTTGGTCAAGTACCAAAAGTACATAATTTTCTGAAAGGTACACCGATACGAAAAAGATCATGTGAATGCTTTAGGTATTTACCGCTTGGAGTCGCTTCGTTATAGTTCATAACACTGGATGCATATACAGCAATTGGAGGACGCAATGGCAAAGGCGAGCAAGCAGTCAACACCGGCACAAAGACAAGAAGTAAGCGGGATAGAGCGGCTTGGCTTGCGCGTGTCGTCTATGATTAACCACCCGGTCGCGCAGGTTCAGCGCTGGGTGACAATCCATCGCCTGGACACGGATGGTGATCGTGAGTGGGAGGAGGTTATGGGGCTTCTAAACGAGACGAATGGCATAGACATGACGTTCAACGACGATGAGTCAGTGACGCTGAAGTGGGAGGCGAGTGCGGAAATGGATCGGTCGGTTGAGGTTTGCGAGCCAGTCGAGGAGCCGGCGCCTTTCTGATATACACAAAAAAGCCCGCACGGCGGCGGGCTTTCGAGCACCAGACCCTATTGCTTCGAGGTCTGCTGCGCTTTGATTTGCTCAAGCAGTAACCTGGTTTCTGCGGACTGCTGCTTCATATCTTGAAGAGCTGCCGAGGTATCCCGCCCCGAATCGAAATTCGCGACACCATAAGCCATCACCGCGATCACGATGCCCACAATAGCTATCACTGAAAGGATCGAGTTTAAGACTATCGTGCCCTTAATGCCTCTAACGCCTGCCAAGTCCTTGTCGAGTAGCTGCAGACTATGATTCATTTGAGTCAAGCCATCAGTGACCTTTCCCTCAAATTCCTTGAGGCGCGCATCAACCTTCAGCTGCTGAAGCTCGATCCTAGCGTTGAATTCTTCGCGAGTAATATCGTTCATATTTTTAGTATGAGCATCCGCACCAGATCTGTCATTAGTCCGACCATCATGAACGCCCTGAAACCAGACAGGTTTTTCATTCGGCATTTTTCGAATACTCAAATTTCAAAAAGTAGAGAATTCGGGCCCATGCGAATGATCGCAAATTCCCACAATTCATGCAGCTAATGACGAAAACAGGGTTCAGCACGCCGCGGGAGAGAGGTTCCTCCCAGCCAGCAACTTTCATGTCGGGAATCATGAACCAATTGTCAACGCCGCATGCTTCGCATGGGCGATTCTGAATTTTTTGTAAAAAAGCTGTCGCGGCCTCATCGGTCAATGACTCGATTTCTCGCTTCAGCTCTTCGGGTGCCTGTAAAGAATCGTCCAAACTGTCGTACCTTTGAGGGGCCAAATCGTGAATAGCTATACTAGGCTTGCGTTCCACACCAAAAGCACCCGGGCCTGAATAAAGGTCTCGTCGGCCCTGATTGTCTCTGGTGGATGCATGGTGTTATCGGAAATCATTTTGAGTCTATCTTCGCCCATCCACTGTAGTCGCTTGATGTACAAGTGCCCCTCCCAGGAGAACATGTAAATCCCATCTCCGACGAACTCGCGGACGCTGACATCGACCAGGAGTGGGTCGCGATGCTTGATCGTGGGCGCCATCGATTGGCCCCAGCCTGTCACCATCTTCAGGTGAAAGTGTTCTTTGAATTCAACGCCCATCTCTCGCAAATGCTGCGGACTAACACGCACGTCCTGAAACATCTCAGGGTAGTCGTGGGGGATCTGTCCACCGCCCATTGCAGCTCGCACGTCGTAGTGGGCAATCCACACTTCGTCGCCCACGGCGCCCGGCCGGTAGTAGTCGATCTCTATTCCGCCGCCACTATCATCGGCCTCAGCAACCGCAAGTAGCCGTTTACGGGCTTCTTCAGTCAGACCTTTTCCTTGTTGGGCAAGCATATTCCGAACAATAGCCGCTGCTGATTGAGCTGGCTGTTCAGTAGCGTTGGTCTCGACCGTAGGGAGCTTCGAAAAGCTGGGTTCATCGCCTGAACCATGCTGCAGCCATTCGATTTTTACCCCAAGAGCATCCGCAACTGCACTCATCTTAGCCGGCCCTGGTAGGGACTCTCCGTTTAGCCATTTACTGGATGCTTTCGGCGTGACCTTGGCTATTTCAGCCAGACGAGCACCTGCCCCCCATTGGTCAATTCCATGGGCGGCTAAGGCTTTTTTGAGCCGGACAACGAACGCGGCGCGAATATCTTCTATGTGAACCATAGGTTCAGCATGGCACGCCCTTGCATGTACTTTCAGTTCCGACATAATATGTACTGTAAGTTCATATTTGACTCGGAGGCCTTATGCGGCCGCTCAAGAAATCGATTGAAGATGCTGGCGGCGTACCTGCTGTGGCCTTGGCCTGCGGGAAAACTCCGAGAGCTATTTATAAGTGGCTCGTAGCGGACGCGTTGCCGCGCACCGAGTACACGGGCGAAACCCAATACGCAAAAAAAATTTCCGAATTGGCAGCGGCCAAGGGCAAGCCGTTCGACGCGGATTGGCTCCTCACTGAAGCGCATCCGAAAAAGTCAGTCGCCTAAGCCGCTGAACAAATGATCGCTCAAGCCCTGCAAGGGCTCCACGGAAACAAATTTGAGGTTTTACGAATGGAAGATTTCTTGAGGGCTTGCCACACCACCATCAAGGAAAGCGGGGCAGAGGAGCTGGCGGGGAAGATGTGCATGGCGCACGTGAGCCTGCTACAGCGCTCGAACCCAGACAACGCGGCGCACCACCTGACCATCGAGCATTTGTTTGGGGTCTTGCTGCACACCGGCGACATGCGTCCGCTGATGACCCTGGCTGACCAGTTCGGTTTTGAGCTGACCGCGAAAGTTGCGCCGGCTCCGAAAGCGTTGACCACCTCGCTCATCCATGTGGGTAAAGAAGTGGCTGATCTGACGATCGCCATCCACGAAGCATTGGACGACAGCCACGTCTCCACCAGCGAGAAGTTCGAAATCCTCACGGAAATAACTCACGTCCGCGAAAGCCTTGCGGAGCTGGAAAGCTCGGTGAAGGCCGCCTGAATTTCAGGCACAAAAAAGCCGGGCTGCAACCCGGCTCTTTCAACAACTTGTAAAACACAGTGGGGCCATTATGAACACGATCGTTACTCCCGGCAATACCCCCCATGTCGTGACACTTTTCGAGCCTTCGAAAATTGTGTCGCGACAAATCACAGCAGCACATCACGGGCATCAACTCCCTGCGCTCATTCGGGAGCGGACGTAATGGCCCGCGCTCGCAATGTTAAGCCTGGGCTGTTCAGCAATGAACTGCTTGTAGAGCTGCCCGCTTTCGACCGCCTGATGTTCATCGGCTTGTGGTGCCTGGCAGATCGAGAGGGCCGTCTCGAGGACCGGGTGAAGCGTATCAAGATCGAGCTTCTTCCATGTGACGACTATGACGTCGACGCAGGACTCAATCGTCTCGCGGGCTCTGGCTTCATTTCCCGATATCAGGTTGCCGGTCAGTCGATTATTGAGATCGTCAACTTCCAGAAACACCAAAGCCCACATGGGTCGGAGAAGGACAGCACGCTCCCCGACATCAACGGGTATCTCACTGTTAATGAACGGAAAAAGAACGTTGTCGTTGCAGGCTCCCAAACGAAGGTCCACGTATCAGAACAGGGTTTTAACGTTAAAGCACCGTTAGAGCCTGTTAACCCACCGTCTAGTAACGCCCTGATTCCTGATTGTGGATTCCTGATTCCTGATTCCGGATTCACTGATTCTCCGAATCAAGATCAACACCACTCTCTCAACGCGGGCGAAGAAACTCCGCCAGTTGAGCCAGAACCAACTGCTGAGGAATCCTCGGTGGTTGACCCGAAGTCTCCGGTGGAGATGACGCTGGACTGGATACCTGACGAGAACCTCCTGAAAACCTACTGCGTCCACTTCGGCGTGTCGCCGGACTTGTTCACCCATGAAGCCATGGCCTCGTTCACGGCTCATCACGAATCCATCGGTGGACTCAACACGCAATCCAAGTGGGTATCTCTGCTGGTCGGCTGGGTGAAGTCGGACAGGGCAAAGGCAAGCAATGTCCGTCAACTCAAGCCTGTTCAGCCATCGCGTCACAGCGGCTTCGCTGACCGCAACTACACCGCTGGCTTGACCAAGCGGGAGGACGGTACCTATGGCATCTGAAAACGTGATAGCCATGCCAAGCGCATCGGCCGCACCCCGCCAAACGACAGGGATTTGCGAAGACCACGGACAGTTTCCGCAAACCACCAACGTGATCTTTGGTCGTGAATTCAAGACTGCCTGCCCAGAGTGCCAGCTCATCGCGAAAGCGGAAGAACAGGAGCGGATCAAGGCTCAGGCCCGCCAGGAGCTCGCGCTGAAACTTGGATCGGCGCTGATCCCGAAACGGTTCGCAGGCAAGACTCTTTCCGGGTATCTAGCCGCCTCGTCAGGGCAAAAAGAGGCGCTGCGGATATGCAGCAAGTACGCAGACAAGTTTGCCGAAATCGCTCCTACCGGTCGGTGCTTGCTGTTGCTTGGCAAGCCAGGCACTGGGAAGACGCACCTGGGCGTGGGCATTGCTGCCGAAATCATGAAGAAGACAGATGCGACCGCCGTATACCGGACCATCGGCACGGCGCTGCAGGAAATTCGTGCGACTTACGCGAAAGGCAGTGAGCGCACCGAAAACCAAATCTTGTCCGGTCTGATTGGGCCGTCACTGCTGATACTCGACGAAATTGGAGTGAGCAAGGAAAACCCCAGCGATTTCGAGTTGACGACGTTGTTCTCGATCATCAACGGCCGTTACGAGCAAATGCGCCCGACGGTAATTATCTCGAACCTCGACGCCGCCATGCTCCCAAGTGCCATGGGCGAGCGCTGCTTTGATCGTTTGCGGGAAGGCGGGGCGATTGCCGTTCCTTTCGACTGGGAATCGCAGCGCGGGAAGGAGGGGTTTTGATGGCTCATTCCAGGCTCTCCCCAACCAATCCTGCCGAGTACCGCTTCGCCGTGCACTGCTGCGGTTACAAGTGGGAGCTGTCCGACAAGCCCGACCGTGCCGTCGCCCTGTTCGAGCACCCTTCTGCGGCACTCAAGTTCGGCCAGATGATGTGGCCGTCTACCTACGAAGTCATCGACTTGAACACTGGGGAGCAGGTATGCGCGTGACCTCGAAGAAACTCCGCGCCTCGGCCAACGGCCAGGAATGCACCGTCCGCCTGCCGGGCACCTGCAACTTCAACCCGGACACTACCGTTCTCGCGCACCTGCCGTGCGGCCAGAAGGGCATGGGCATGAAGGGCTTCGACACTGTTGCCGTCTACGCGTGCAGGGCCTGCCATGACGTGATCGACGGGCGTGGCACTGGCGATGTGGATTGGCAGGACATGCCCCGCGCGATCGCCGAAACACATGAGGCCTTGATCCGGGCCAGAATACTCACCGTGAAGGGGGCAGCATGATTGACCCACGAACTCTACTCATCCTGATGATCCTCGCGACGTGGGCGCTCTTTGAAGTGTGCCGCCGCATCAACGACCGGCACCGCAAAGCCCGGGGTGACCGCCGATGAAGCCTCTTTCGCTGAAGCCGTACGGTGTGAAACCGACACGCAAGAAGTCAATCGACCGCGAGGGCCAGGAGCAGGCCGCGCTGCTGTCCGAGATCGAGCTGCGCTATCCGCAGGTTTTTGAACTGATCTACCACGTCCCAAACGGCGGTCACCGTCACAAGCTGGTGGCGATGAAGTTGAAGCAGCAGGGGGTGAAGGCGGGTATTCCTGACCTGGTGCTGCCGATGGCGCGCGGCGGGTTCTTCGGGCTGTATATCGAGTTCAAGGCCACGGTTGATCCTGCAGCAGTATCGGCGAGCCAGGCGGCATGTATTCGTCGACTGAATGAGCAGGGCTATCTCGCAGTGGTCTGCCGTGGTCACTTCGACGCGATGGAGCAGATCCGCGCCTATCTTCGGCTCGCTCCTACAGTGGTGGCCGCATGAACAATCAATTCAAGCCGGGCGATCTGGCTCTAATAATCAGTTCGATCAAGCGGCCTGAGAATGTCGGGAAAGCCTGCGAGCTTGTGGCCTTTATGGTTCCAGGCGAGCGACTTCTATTCGAGTTCGATGGGCGCAAAGCGATCAAGCACATTGGTGCTAACCCAGCATGGCTGGTGGCCGGGGATGACGTGATTGGAAGTGGTGGTGAGGTTGGGTTTGCGCTTGTGCGACCTGACAATCTGATGCCACTGCGTGGCGACTTCGCACCTGAGCAGCAAAAGGCGATGGAGCGGATCGCATGAGCAGTGCTGCCGTGAAGATCACCGATGCCGAAATCAAGCGGCAGGCCGCCGGCGCCGTGCGCGACCTGCGCGACATCGAGAACCGGGGTCTGTACCTGCGCTTCACCCGCGATCGCGCCCGGGCATCGTGGTACCTGGTGCGCAAGGGCAAATGGAACCTCGTGGGTAGCTTCCCTGACCTGAGTGCCAAGCAGGTCGTTGCGGCGCTGCCAGGCATTCGCCTGCGCCTCGAAGCCGGTACTGGCTCCAATCTGTCGAAGTGGGTCACCACCGGCGAACTGCTGGAATGGTACGCCGACCGGATGGCCCGCGACCGTAGCCTTTCGACCAAGCGGAAGAAGACAGGCGCGTCGCTGATCAAGTGCCACCTCAAGCCGCTTCTGGGGGCCGTGCCATTGGCCTCAATTGACAAGGCCACCCTGGACGATCAGTTCATGTGGCCCGCGCAGGAAGCCATCGGCATCGACTACGTCCGATCAGCATTCCAGCTGCTGGCCTTGGCCTTCCGCCAGGCGTTCAAGCTTCGGCTGATCGCGACCAACCCGATGAAGGACGTCAAGTTCAGCGACTTCTCCAAGGCCAAGGTCGGGATCAAGCCGTCACGGCTGCGCGGTACCCAACTGCAGGACCTGATTGCCCGCCTGCTTGACGCAATCGACAGCGCCCCGGCAGACGGCCTGCTGGCCCTATTGATGCTTTGCCATGGCACTCGCATCGGGGAAACCCGGCAAGCGCGATGGGCCCATATCAGCTTGGCAGAGCGGGAGTGGTTCATTCCAGCGGAGCACACCAAGACTGGCGTCGAGCACCACCTGCCGTTGACCGAGCAAGTGCGTCAGTTGCTGATTAGCTATCGCGACATTCAGCGGGCGGGCGGGTATGACGGGCAATTCCTGTTCCCGTCTCGCAGTGGCAATGCACTCAGTGAAGGCCAGGCCAGCGCCGTATTCGTGCGGCTGGGGCAGGGCGAGTGGACCAGCCACGACCTGCGCAAGGTGGCCCGTACCGGCTGGGCAGACATTGGCATCGACCATCTGATCGGTGAACTGCTGATCAACCACGCCATGGGCCACAACGTGAAGGTGTACATCCAATCGGACGTGATGAGCCGCAAGCGTGATGCCCTTGAGAAGTGGCACGCGCATCTAGATTCAAAGGGCCTTGACCGCATTCAGACATTGACCGGCTTTAGATCGGGAGATTCTGGTAATGCGCTGCAAGCCGCAGAACATAAGGCTTGCGAGCCTATTCAAGAATCAACCATAGGCGAGGTTTAAAAATGGATAAAAGCTCGGGAACAAGCCTCGCTATTGGCGGCATAAGCGTCACCCATTGCCCTCGTTTCGACAGAGCGGAAGTGTCGATGATCGTCGATGCGCGTTTCGATGACTGCCGGATTCTGGACGTCGTGCTGAAGGATGGGCACCGCACCAGGATCGACAGCCGTACATCCCCCGTATCCATCGACGCCGTTTTGTTCTGGCTCAAGGAGGCCAAGTGAATAAGGTTCACGGTCCAGCCTTTCGCAGAGAAATGAAGCCGCTTCGCGGATGCTACGACTGCCGTGGTAGTGGGCTTCGCCTTGGCATGTTTCACGAGATGGAATGCGCCACCTGCAATGCATCTGGCTGGGTTTGTGCCGAAACGGGCGATGCCCTGCCGCTGGCCGACCTGGTGCTGCAACTGAATATGAAGCTGCGTGCCGTGACTCGCGATCTGGATCTGGCTTTGGCTGGTCCTGCGCCAGGCGCTCAGCAGCAATACGAACAGAACAACCGCCGCGGTGCCGGCGGATCGAACTACACAGGGGATTGATCGATGGGCATCTATAAAGACGTGATGGGCACCCTGGTACGCGTACTGGCCGCCGACAACATCGACAACAGCACTAAGCAGTCATGGCAGAAGCTGATCGATGCTGACGTTCGCCAGGGCGGTACCGGCAGTTCGATTTCGGTCCGCGACAAATTTGATTACGACTGCTGCTTGCACGCGCTGCTGCACAAGCACCTGGCCCCTGCGCAGTGGGATGTATTAGTCGCCAAGTACTCGACGCACAAAGGCAACAAAGTCGCTTCAATCGGTCGCCTCATCAGCCGGATCCAGTCGCCAGCGCCGCAGCTGTTTATCTATAAGGCAGTGACGGCCTGGGCGATCCCCAAGCTGAAGGGCGTACAGGTAGTGCCGCGCAGCGGCCGTGAAGTGGTGTCCCGCAGCCTTCGGGATGAATTGGAGCACAATGCAGTCGGCGAGATGATCGCTTCCGGCTGGAGGACTGAGGTGAAGGTCGAGCGCGGCGAGTACGTGAAGAGATCCACCGACATGATCGTGCTGCCGGCCGACTTCTACGACATCAACACTTGGGATCTTGATGGCAAGCCAGAGTCGACTCGTCGCCGCTGGAAGACGGGGATTGCACGCTGCCTTGAGCGCCTTGAAGAGCAGGCAGTGGTGCACGCGACCGAGATATTCGATCGGGAAGAAATCTTCATTGATGCCGCTTGACTGTAGTGGCGCTTTGATCGTAAATTAACCCCATCATGTCGATCTTACGCGTTATGAGAGAGACACCAAAAGCCCCGCCACCGAGCGGGGTTTTTTATTGCAGGAAGAAAAGCCAACCCACGAGGAATACCCGAATGGTAAAGCGACTCACGATGCACCTGGGGGGTGGCGTTCGCCACCTGGCGTAGTCTGCGACAACCAGAAAGCCTTGGCTCGCTGTGAGGCTCGCGTTGCTGAGCCCTAGCGGCGAGCCCAGAGGCTCTGCTTCATGAGTTCAGATCGGAGATTGACTCACGGAAAGTATCAATGAAGATGCTTTGCCGCCACCGCGTGGGAACCGAGGACTAAGCCCCTACGCCCTTGGCCAGCACCTGAATCCCGATGGATAGCGCTTGGTTGAGAGCCTCTTTAGCCATTTCCTTCGCCCCGGTCTTGGTGGCAGTGGATAGCTTTTCACCCAAAGTTTCGCTGCCAAGTGATGGCTTGGGTACATGCTTGAGCGCCTGAAGTCCAAGCGAGGTCAGCACGTAGGTGCAATAGAAATGACCTTTATCTTTGCGCTGCACAAATCCTGACTGAACCAGCCAAGCCAAAGTTGCTTCGAAGAACTCGGTTTCAGGGTCGCGTTCCCCAGAGGTGACAGCAGTTTCCTCTACGGGGTCATAGCTCAGCGTTTCAGCCTCGGTGAGACCTGCTATCCGAGGTGACACGCCAGTATGCACAGGGAATGACTGGTACAGATGCGCCAGTATGCCCGCACTCATCTCATCGAAGCGCTCAATGTTTGTCTTCACCATGGTTCCGTCCATCGTTTTGCTTTAGGGGCATCGACGATAGCACGAAGCCACCATGCCGCCGTTGTGCGTGCTTTCTTTTCGGCTCCACCACACCCATTGCTCCGAGCTGGGAGTGCTGTTGGAGCCGAATTTATTACGCTCCCCGCGAGGGAGGACAGCCGGATGTCCAAGATGCCTGAGAAAAATCCCGACTTCTGGGCGCAGGTCTGGCTCGTCCTCAGTACTCCGCTTTGGCAGGGTGCAATCATGGCCTTCACCGTCTCGCTATTGCGCGTGCTGTACGAGGGGAAAGAGGCCAACAAGTGGCGCGTGATACTTGAGGCGATGATCTGCGGCTCATTAAGCCTTTCTGCCAGCAGCGTAATTGAATGGATGGCTTGGCCCTCCAGTCTCTCAGTTGCTGCTGGTGGCACTATCGGATTCATCGGTGTTACCGCGATTCGCGAACTGATAATCAAGTTCCTCGGGCGAAAGGCGGACTCAACATGAAGGCCATAGCTGCAGCATTCATCATCGCTCTGGTCGGCATCTTGCTCGTCGGCATCCAGCAGTACCGCGTTATCGCACTGCGTGGCGAGATGCAGATCGAAACCAAGAGCAAGAACGACGCACTCACGGCCAACAGCGAAAGCCAGGCCACGATCACCACGCTTCGGGCTGAGGCGCAGCGCAACACGGACTACCTGAAAGACCTGAACAGCCGGCTCAAGGCCAGTCAGGCAAAAGCCAAAAAGGCGGAGAAGAACTTTGAAGATCTCAAGCGCAACAGCAAGCCTGTTCGTGATTGGGCTGCTCAGCCTTTGCCTGACGGCCTGCGCGGGAAAGCAGCCAGTGGTGACAAAGACAACAGCGGTAAGGCTCGAACCCCCTGAGCTGGTCCCATGCGAGCGCATCGACGAAGCCCAGGCCGACCTTCGCGACAACGGTGATGTGTGGCAGTTGAAGGATCAGGCAATCAACCTGCTCGATACGTGCGCCGATCAGGTCGACGCCCAGATCAAGCGAAGTCACAGCAAGTAAGCCCACCAACCGTGATCGGAGTTGCGTATGTCTCGACTGAGAACTCTTCCCGCCCGTATGCAACAACCTGAAGGTAGAGCATTCGCTGCTCCAGTGGCGTTGGAGGGAGCGGATGGTTGGGGCTCGGGCCGTGGAGGTCGACCTTGGCGCCGTAAACGCGCCGCAATCCTCTTGCGCGATGAGTACACATGCCAGGCCTGTGGCGTCATCACGTTGCAGCTTGAGGTGGATCACATCGTGAACCGTGCCCGTGGTGGTTCAGATGATGAGGACAACCTCCAGGCTCTCTGCGTCCCCTGCCACAAGGACAAGACTGCCGTGGAGTCATCCGAGGGCGCGGGCCGAGCGTGATGTCCATCGATCTCGTCGAGCAAGCGAGAAACGGTATCGATTGGCGTCTGTGGCACGCCAGTACCCCGGGACGGGTCGAAACCGTGGAAGGTTTTGCATAGGACACCGCCCCCGACCGCACGGACAGATTTTTTCCCCCACACAGGTTTTTTGTTAATGGCGTTAACAACCAAGCAGCGTGCTTTTGTCGACGCTGTGAGGGGAGGTGCGTCCCATAAAGATGCAGCGATCGCCGCAGGATACGCGGCCTCCAGCGCTTCGGTAGCCGGTTCACGGTTGGCGAAACACCCGAATGTCATTGCAGCGCTGGCATCTTCACCCATTAACAAAAATGTTAATGGGGTGGGTCGACCTGCTAGTGCGAATTTGCCACCCCTGGATCGTGACGAGCCTGGTGACGAATCCGCTTTCGACTTTTCCAAAGCGATGACATTCACAGATCCGAAAGCATTTTTGATCGCGACGATGAACGACTTCGACGCTGACGCGAAGCTTCGGGTCGATGCTGCCAAGGCGCTGATGCCGTTCATTCATCCGCGTAAAGGCGAGGGTGGGAAGAAGGAAGAGAAGGAAGACGCAGCGAAGAAAGCAGGCAAAGGCAAATTCGGAGCTGCGCCTCCACCCCCTACACATTTGCGATCGGTGAAATAAGTGAACGAACCCACCTGGGACACTGCGTGCCCAGACTGGGAGTCGCGAATCATCAACCGGCAATCGTTGGTGCCGTTCCCGCCTTTATTTCCGAACGAAGCAGCGGCGTGCATGCAGGTCTTGAACGACCTGCGGATTGTCGACGCACCTGGTAGCCCGCTGATTGGCGAATCCTGTGCACCATGGATCAGTGATCTGGCCGGCGCGATTTTCGGGGCTTACAACTCCGACACCGGAGAACGGCTGATCCAAGAGTTCTTTCTTCTCATCAGTAAGAAGAACGCAAAAAGCACCATTGCCGCGGCGATCATGCTGACCGTGCTGATCCGCAACTGGCGCCAATCAGCCGAGTTCATCATTTTGGCGCCGACGATAGAGGTCGCGAACAACGCGTACGCCCCCGCACGCGATATGGTCAAACACGACGAAGAGCTCTCGGCCCTCCTGCATGTGCAGGATCACGTGCGAACCATTACGCATCGCGAGTCCGGCGCCACTTTGAAGGTAGTCGCAGCGGATCAGAACACAGTCGGTGGCAAGAAGGCGGCGGTCGTCCTGGTAGACGAATTGCACCTGTTCGGCAAAAACCCGCACGCAGCCAACATGCTGCGCGAAGCCACCGGCGGGCTAGCGTCTCGTCCCGAAGGTTTCGTCATCTACCTGACGACGCAGTCCGACCAGCCACCTGCGGGTGTGTTTCGGGAAAAGCTGCAATACGCTAGGGGCGTTCGTGACGGCACGATCATCGATCCTAATTTCCTGCCGGTGATTTACGAGTTTCCCCAGAAAATCCTCAGTGCCGATGATCACCGGAAGCCAGAGAACTTCTACATCACCAACCCGAACATGGGGTACTCAGTCAGCGAGAAATTCCTGATTCGAGAAATGAAAAAAGCGGAGGAGGCGGGCGAGGCTGAGGTGCTTGGCTTTATGTCAAAGCATCTCAACGTCGAGATTGGACTCGCATTGCGCTCGGATCGTTGGGCCGGTGCCGATTACTGGGTCGCTGCAGCAGAGAAGAAACTCACTCTCGATGATCTGATTACCCGATGCGACGTTATCGACATTGGGATCGACGGCGGTGGTCTGGACGACTTGCTGGGTTTCGCCGCCGTTGGACGCGACAAACGAACCCGTGACTGGTTGGTGTGGACCCATGCCTGGGCACATCCCTCCGTGCTCGAGCGAAGAAAGGCAGAAGCTCCGCGCGTCCATGATTTTGAGAAAGACGGCGACCTGACCTTGTCGAAGCGAATTGGCGATGACGTGCTTGAGGTAGCCGACTTGGTTGAGCAGGTTGAAGCGTCGGGTTTGCTGGACAAAGTCGGTGTCGATCCAGTCGGAATTGGCGCGATTTACGACGCGATGATCGAGCGCGAGATCCCACCAGAAAAAATTGTGGCCATTAGCCAAGGCTGGAAGCTGGGCGGGGCAATCAAGACCGCCGAACGCAAGTTGGCTGAAGGCGGTATGAAGCACGGCGGACAACCCATGATGGCCTGGTGCGTCAGCAACGCGAAAGTCGAGCCGCGCGCGAACTCCATCCTGATCACCAAGCAAGCCAGCGGCTCGGCCAAGATCGATCCCTTGATGGCCCTATTCAACGCAGTGACCCTGATTTCTCTTAACCCTGAAGGCCGGGGTAATGATGACTTCATGGCTGCCATTCGGAATCCGATCATCGTATGAAACCATTACACGTCTTCGTATTGACCGCTTTGTGCGGCTTCGGTCTAGCGGTTGCAGCCGTCTACATTCTGGCAGGCCTTGGTTGGTCTTTGCTGGCCGGCGCCGGCGCGTTGTTTCTCATCGCGGGCTTTGTGCGTAGGGGGCTGACCGGTGAATAGATCCTTATCGGCCGTAATCGGCCGTGCAGCCCGAAAGCCCAGCGCTTCCGTGGGAGAGTGGTTTGGAAAATCGATAAAATTGAGCGACGGGGGATTCTGGGGGCAGTTCCTGGGTGGTCAGTCCAGTTCCGGAAAAACGGTGAACGTCGATAACGCCATGAAGCTGTCGGCGGTCTGGTCCTGCGTACGGATCATCTCTACTTCGGTGGCAGGATTGCCCCTCGGCGTTTACCGTCGAGAGTTGGATGGCGGCAGGAGCGATGCCCGCGATTTCCCAATCTACGACGTCATCCACACCAGTCCCAACGAAGACATGACCGCCTTTCAGTTCTGGCAGGCGATGGTCTCTGCCATGTTGCTGCGGGGTAACGCTTTCGCCGAGATCATGCGGATTGGAGGACGGATCGTTGCATTGGATTTCCTCTTGCCATCAAGGGTCGACCTCGAGCTTGATGCTGATGGTCGTGTTGCGTATTGGTTTCGACCGAGAAAAGGCGCCAGACGTAAAATCGAGCGCGAAGACATGCTGCACATCCCCGCCTTCAGTCTCGATGGTCGAGTGGGGCTATCAGCCATCCGCTATGGCGCGGATGTGTTCGGCGCTGCGATGTCAGCGGACGACGCTGCTAACGGCACCTTCAAAAACGGTCTTCTACCTGCGGTGGCTTTCAAGGTCGACCGGGTACTCAAGCCCGAGCAGCGCGAGGAGTTCCGTGACTACGTGAAGCAAGTGTCGGGTGCGCTGAACGCCGGGCGCTCGCCTGTGCTGGAGCAGGGCATTACCCCAGAGTCGATAGGGATTAACCCGGTCGACGCTCAATTGTTGGAGTCCAGGGGTTACAGCATTGAGGAGGTCTGTCGCTGGTTCGGGGTTCCTCCCTGGATGGTCGGCAAAACCGATGCCGGTAGCAACTGGGGCACGGGCCTCGAGCAGCAAATGATCGCTTTCCTCACCTTCAGCATCAGCTCGATCACCAATCAGATACAGCAGTGTGTGAACAAGCGTCTTTTGACTGCGGTTGAGCGCCGCACTTTTTACGCGGAGTACTCCCTGGAAGCGTTTCTCAAAGCGGACAGTGCGGCCCGGGCTGCGCTGTACAGCACCATGGTGCAGAACGGCATCTATACCCGGGACGATTGCCGCGTTAAAGAGAACCTCCCCCGCAAGGGTGGCAACGCTGCCGTGCTCACCGTACAAACCAACCTCACCCCGATTGATCAATTGGGGCAAACAACCGACGGGCAGGCTGCGCAGGCTGCGTTGAAGAACTGGCTCGGCCAGAAACAGGAGTAAGCAATGGCGCTGAATATCAAAGCCAGCGGCTTCCGCTGTGAGCTGAGCCCTCGTGCGCTCGAGATGTGGAATCCGGATATCCGTGCTGCCATGGAAACCGGAACGGACACGATCACCATGTACGGGATCATCGGTGAGGATTGGTGGGGCGAGGGCGTGACAGTGAAGCGTGTGGATGCGGCACTACGTGCCATCGGCGACAAGCCCGTCACCGTGTACATCAACTCGCCCGGCGGGGACATGTTTGAAGGCATCGCGATCTACAACCGTTTGCGTGAACACTCTCAAGAGGTCACCACTAAGGTTTTGGGCCTGGCCGCCTCAGCTGCGTCCGTCATTGCGATGGCCGGCGAGAAGCGTGAGGTGGCAAAAACTGCATTCCTGATGATTCACAACTGCTGGACCTATTTCGCCGGGAACCGACATGCGATCCGCGAGCTGGCCGATACCATGGAAGAATTCGACCGCGCCATGATCGGCCTGTATGCCGACACCAGCGGTCAGGATGAAAAGGTCGTCGAAGCGATGCTGGATGCGGAAACCTACATGGGCGGTGCCACGGCCATGGAGAAAGGTTTTGCCACCGGGCTCATTTCCGCCGATGAGGTAAAGGAAGCCGCCGACCAGGAGCAAAGCCAGGCGCATTCTGCCCGTCGTCTGGATGCGGCCCTCGCCAAGTCCGGCATGCCCCGCACCGAAAGACGCAAACTACTTTCCGAAATCAAGTCCGGTACGCCTAGCGCTGCCGGCGGCGACACGCCTCGCGCTGTCGTGCCGGGTATGCCTTGCGCTGCCCTTGATGTATCCGCGTTTGAAGAAACCGCAACCCAGGCGTCTGCATTACGGAACCTCATTCCCATTCGCTAGACGACTGAATTAGCACCCCGATCAGTAACCGCCCAAGTGGCGGTTTTTTCATTTCTGAAGGAAGCAAAACCATGCCAGTAGATCTTTCCCAAATCGAAGCTTCTCAAAAGCAAACCCAGGCCGATCTGAAAGCCGTTGGCGATCAGATCAAAACCTATGCCGAGCGCACCGAGAAGGAAATCAAGGCCTCCGGTGAAATGCAGGCTGAAACCCGCGGCAAGGTGGACGAGCTCCTGCTCAAGCAAGGCGAGCTGCAGGCCCGGGTACAGGAGGCCGAACAGAAGCTGGTCAATGCCGGCAAGCAGCATGATCCAGAAATTCAGCAATCGGCCGGTCAGTTGGTGTCGGCCAAGATGCAGGAAGAGGGGGTTAGCAGCTCGTTCCGTGGATCTCGCCGGGTCGAGGTCCCTCGTGCAGCGCTGACTTCCGCCCCTGCATCGGGTGGCGCACTGGTACCCGCTGAACGCCTGGGTGTGATTCTCGCACCGCAGCGTCGACTGACCATTCGCGATTTGGTTGCCCCCGGCACCACAGGTTCCAACGCGGTGGAATACGTTCGCGAGACGGGCTTTACCAACAATGCCGCGATTGTTGGTGAGGGCCTGGCCAAGCCTTACAGTGAACTGACCTTCGGCTTGGAAAACGCCAACGTTCGCACGATCGCGCACCTGTTCAAAGGTAGCCGCCAGATCCTCGATGATGCTGCCGCTTTGCAAAGCTACATCGATGCCCGGGCGCGTTACGGGTTGCTGCTCGCTGAAGAAGCGCAGCTGCTTTACGGCAACGGGACCGGGAACAACCTGCACGGCATCATCCCGCAGGCTCAAGCATATGTTTCGCCGGCCGGCATCATCGTCGATGCAGAGCAACGCATCGATCGCATTCGACTGGCGTTGCTCCAGGCAACGCTGGCTGAATTTCCATCCACTGGCATCGTGCTTAACCCGATTGACTGGGCCGCGATCGAACTGCTCAAAGACGGCGAAAATCGTTACATCATCGGCAAGCCACAAGAGGGCACTTCGCCGCGGCTTTGGAATCTGCCCGTGGTTGAAACACAGGCGATTGTCCAAAACCAATTCCTCACGGGTGCATTCAGCCTCGCTGCGCAAATCTTTGATCGCATGGGCATTGAAGTGCTCGTCTCGACCGAGAACGACAAAGATTTCGAGAACAACATGGTCACCATCCGTGCTGAGGAGCGCCTGGCGTTTGCGGTGTATCGACCAGAAGCATTCGTCACTGGACCTTTGATTGCCGCGCCTTAATTCTCACCACTTCATGTGGAGCCGCCTAAAAGCGGCTCTTACTTTTTTGGAGACACAAAAATGGCTCGCGTCACTCAAGCAAAAACAGCATCAACGCCCGTCGTCGATGGCACTAGTGGAATGGGCAGCACTAATTCTTCGGAACTCGATCAGGACGCGACGAGCGTTGATGGGCCAACGCTCAGCTCTCCAGCATCAGAGGCTGACACTGACGACAGTCCCGGCAATCGGATGGTTATCTATCCAATTCGAAGTTACCTGGATGGCAAAGAAATTCGTCAGGCTGGTGGTGCAGGGTATGACTCACCTAAACACGAAGCGCTTTTGCTTATTGCAAAGGGGCTGGCGACTGAGACCGACCCAAAGGCTTGATATGAACGCAATCTCGACAGAGGAAGCGATGCAGCACCTGCGGGCTGAGGACGACGATCGTGACAGTGTCGAGCTGCTCTTGGCCGCGGCCGAAGACAGCGCAGCGCAGTTTCTAAATCGGCGATTTTATGCTGATGAAGTTTCGCTCGCTGCTGCATTGGCGGATGGCTCCGCTGGCAGTAAGCCGATAGTCATTAATCCTTCCATTCGCGCCGCCTGCCTGCTGATCGCGGGCAGTCTCTACGCGAATCGGGAGGATGTGGTCGTCGGGACAATTTCTTCTGAATTGCCCATGGGCTCCCGCTCGTTGTTGACGCCATATCGTGTTGGCTGGGGGGTTTAATGAGAGCCGGATCATTGCGTCATCGTTGCATCATGCAGAGGCCAGTGCGCGTTAAAAACCCATCGGCCGGCTTCGACGTCACCTGGTCGGACATTGGCAAAACATGGGCTGATATTTCTCTGCCCACCGGGCGCATCGCGCCTGTAGCAGAACAGCTGAAGGCGGTGGTCTCAGCTGAAATTCGCATTCGGCCTCGCGCTGATGTGATAGCTGGAATGCGTCTAGTGCATGTAGCCAATGGGCTCAGCGTGACCTATCTCATCGAAGCAGTTTTGCCCGACAACGCACGGTCGATGTTTCGACTGCTTTGTTCAAACGTTCCCAATTGATAGAGGTGAGCAATGAAAGTAATCGCATTAGGCAACCTGTCGGGTGCCATTGGCGAAAAAGCCAAAGGTGAGGAATTCACCGTCGACGCCAAGACAGGCACCGACCTGGTCAATCGCGGTCTTGTTCGTGAAGTCGTGGAGTCGCCTGGAACGAAAAAGACCGAGGCGGTCAAGGAGTAAACCATGGCTCGCCGCTCACGCATGTCCGGCGACTTCAAGTTACGGCGCACGCTTCGCAACATCCACCTGACAATGGATAACGAATTGGTCCCAGCGATGCAAGAGTCTGCGGACCAGATTTTGGCAACCATGCGGCAGTTGGTACCGAGGGACACCGGGGCCGCTGCAGGTGCTCTAAAGACGTTCGTTTCCAAAAGCGGCCTGGATGCACAAATCGGTATTCGCGGTAAAAGGGACATGCGCCGGTTCTTCTATTTACGCTTTCTCGAGTACGGTACCAAGGGTTACAACGGTGCGCTTTATCGACGTGCTGATGCCAACGCAGTGGGTGGACAACACACCAATAACCGGGACAAGTCGCAACTGAAAGGGCGGCACAATGCCCTGAACGAGCGGCCCACTAAGAACAAAAGTGATGGTGGCCACTTCTACGGTAACTATCCTGATATCCCGGCTCGACCTGCGCATCCATGGCTTCGACCGGCGATGGCCGTGAATCGAGAGTTCGTTCTGGCCAATATCCGCGCCGCTGTGGCCAGGACTTTGAGCAAAGCAAGCAAGGGAATTACCGATGGCTGATCCGTCTCTTGCACTTCAAGAAGCGTTGGTGGCGCGACTGGAAGCCGAGGTCTCGTGTCCTGTATACGACGGCGCGCCGATGGACACGCCGATGCCTTACATCTCGATTGATCGTGAAGTCTCGGTGAACGCCCGGCCCATCTCAGGCCGTAAGCGCGAGACTCGCATGCTCTATATGTCGGTTTGGTCTGATGCCCACGGCCAGGCTGAGGTGAAGCGCATAAACGGTGAGGTTGTTGCCGCCTTGGACGAACGCCGGCTACCTCTTTGTGTAGGTCGCGCCGTATCCGTCCGGGTCGAACAAGCCGATGCCCAGCGCGATGCTGACGGCATCACTTACCAGGGCTCAATCACGGTCCGCGTAATCACCACCCACTAAACCCTACACCCGGCCGCCCTGCGGCTTTATCCAATGCGCCTTTGGAGGACTCCCCATGGCCGATGACAACCTCAACACAGCCGCCGGCTGCCGATTCTCGATCGGCAGTAAGAACGGCGCAGACACCGAAGCGCTGTACAAAGCTGATACCTATGTCGAAGTGGGCGAGATCGAAGACCTCGGTGAGTTCGGTGACACCTTCAGCGCGGTGAACTTCACCTCCCTTCGCGACGGTCGAGTGCGCAAGTACAAGGGTACTGCGGATGCGGGCGACCTGACCCTGACCGTGGGCCTGGACAACGGCGACCTGGGCCAGGCCAAACTGAAAGTGGCGCACAAGGACCGCAGCAAAGGCGACTACAACATCAAGGTCACCCTGAATGACGGCGATCCTGATGCGACCCCGGCCGTTCTGCCGACCACCTTTTACATGCGCGGCAAGGTGATGAACAACACCGTCGCCCCCGGCGCCGCCGATAACGTGGTTCGCCGTAACGTCACCATCGGCATCAACTCCGACATTCTTGAAATCCTTCCAACGTAACTGGCGGGGCTTCGGCCCCAGCCTTTAAGGACTTGACCCATGAGTAAAACTCTTCACGGCACCATTGAGGTCACCGTTGGCGATGACGTTTACACGATGGTGCCTACCTTGGGCGCCGTTCGTGCAATCGAGGCGCACTTCGGCGGACTGCGAGGTGCCTCTCAAGTAGTGAGCGCTCTGAGTGTTGATGGGTGCGCGCGCATAATTGCGGCGGGTGCAGGCTTGTCGGGCAAGGAGGGTGAAGCGCTTGCCGAACAAGTTTGGCAGTCCGGTGTGCTCGATGTGTCCGTCCAACTCAATGCTTACTTGGTCGCGCTCTATAATCCGCGAGGGAAAGAGTCGGGAAAGAACGAAGCGGGGAAGGAGTAAGCGCTGTCGAGGACGGTAGCTATGTTGATCGGTTGTATGCCGTGGCCACGGGCTGGCTGGGCTGGTCGCCTGAGGTAGCTTGGCGTACGCCGCTCCCTGAGTTGTTTCTGGCCATGGACGCCAGGATCGAATGGGCGCAGATGACGAATCCTTTTGGCGGAAAGCCGTCCGGATCCAAGGAAAAGCCGAAACCGTCGACCGTTGCAGAAAAGCTGCGGCAGGTTCTGACGGGGCGGCAGGCATAATTTAGCCTTTTTGCTGTCCCCAATGTGATGATAGATTGCCGCCATCTACAGGGAGGGTTGAAAGTGCTGAAAGTGATATGCGTGACGGTTTTGGCGTTCGTGATTTCGGGATGTGAGACCACTCAAGTGTCTGCGGATCGCGCAAAGCAAGTAGCTCAATCAGATGTTTACGCGTTCAGCCGTCAAAAAAATCCCGACGACGCGAGGATCGTGTTCACCCAGGATGCGGGTGCAATGAGCTGTTTTGGAGCGGGGATGTCTGTTTACCTTGATGGTCAACTTGCAGCTAAGACTAGTCATGGGGAAAGTGTGAAGCTCTATCACGCGCCGGGTCCGGCGCAGCTCAGTATCAAGAACAACGCCATGTGCGCTGGCGGTGACTTGAGCGGCCTGCTGCTGGAGCTCAAGCCGGGCCTCTCCTATCAGGTTCGAGGGTACCGGGGTATGTGGGACAAGCCTGAACCGCTGCTCACCGCTCCTTCTCCTTTTAAATACACGAAGCAATAGCCTGAAGAGGGGTGGCAGTATTAGCTGCTGCCCTGAAGGCTCAACAAAAAAACAACTCGCTTCGGCGAGTTTTTTTACGCCCGGAGAAAGCAATGGCTGACACAGACGTTCAGGGAATGCTGGTCAGGATTGAGGCAACTACCGCCCAACTGCGGCAGGAAATGGCTCGGGCTGACTCCAGTGTTGCCCAAGCATCGGGCAAAATTGATAAGAGCTTGGCAGGTATTGATGAGGCGTTCGATCGAGCCGGAGAAAGCGCGCAAGGAGCTGCCGGTTTCATCAAAGGCGCGCTGGCTGGGGCGATCGGAATTGCTTCAATCAGCAAGATCGTCGAGGCGGCGGACTCCTACGGTCAGATGTCTGATCGGATCGGCATGGCCACGAGCAGCGTGGGCGAATACGACCTGGTTCAGCAGCGGCTGCTCGAAACTGCCAAGCGCACTTACCGACCGCTGAGCGAAGCGCAAGAGTTGTACATCCGGACCTCGGACAGCCTGAAGTCGATGGGGTACGACACCGGCCAGGCCCTGGACGTGATGGACAGCTTCAGCTTTTTGCTGGTGACCAACTCCGCTTCAGCTGATAAGGCCAGCTCGGCGATCGATGCGTACTCCAAGGCGTTGCAAACCGGCAAAGTTGAAGCTGATGGCTGGCAGTCGATTCTGGCAGCGATGCCGACGGTTGTGGACACCATCGCAAAATCGACCGGGAAAACAGCAGAGGAAATCCGAAGTCTCGGAGCACAAGGCCAACTGAGTTTGGATGTGCTCACTGAAGGGCTGCAGAAGTCTGCCGGGGCCAACGGTGTATTGGCTGACAGCATGAGCGTAGCAGTGCGCGATGCCGTACAAAATCTCTCGAATGCCTTCACCGTTTATCTTGGAAAACTGAACGAAACTACTGACTTCACCGGCGTCTTGGCAGGGAGTATCGGTGCGCTCGGTGACAATTTCGGAACATTAGCGGATATCGCGATCGTTGCGGCCATCGCTGCTCTGACCAAGTACGGCGTGAGCGCCGCTGATTCCGCTGGCGTGGCCATCTATTCGGCATTTCAAGATGCGGCGGCTCGCAAAGCCCAAGCGGCAGCCATTCTCCTCGCCGCAAAAGCAGAGCAAAAGAAAGCTCAGACATCGGTGTTCCTGGCTGAAAAAGAAGTGGCCGCAGCACGCGGCACGGCTGTGCAGACACAAATGTCGATCCAGCTTGCCGAAGCGCGAATGCTCGAAGCGCGGGCAACAAACGCGGTCGCCGCTGCCCAGGCCGGCCTGGGTCGGGCCGGTGGCGTCATCATGGGGCTGCTCGGCGGCCCTGTAGGTATCGCAGCTCTCGCCATTGGCGCTGCTACTGCGTTCCTCACTCTGCGCGACAACACTAGTGTTCTCGAAAAGAAGCTGGGCGACCTTAGCGATCCCATCGACAAATTGGTCGAGCGATTCAACAAACTCAACCGAGCCACCCAATCGGTCACCCTTCGCGAACTAAAGGCTTCCATCGAGGATGCTGAGAAGGATCTATCGACGGCTGCCGGTTCGATTGCGTTTGAGTTCCAAAGCAGTCTGACCAATGCAGGATTGGCAGGCGCCTCCGGCTTCATGGGTGGCATTGCGCCGCTGCCGGCTGAGTTCCAGTCTGCGATGGATGTCATCAACAAGGCCTCTGCCGACCAGTCCGCTGGTATGGTTGTCGACTGGAAATCGGTAGCGGACCAGGTACGCGTTGTCCCTGGTGTGACTGCTGAAATGGCAGACGCGCTGGAGAAAAGTGGAGGCGCTGCGGCAGAGAATGCCGAACAGGTCGCCCAACTTAAAGCCGCCCTGGCTGCGCTTACTGGCCAGACCGATGAAAACACCCGCGCCCAGCTGGAGAACGCTGCCGCCAAGGCTTCAGCCGCCGGCGTCGGCCAGAAGTACCTGGAGCAGTTGCAGAAACAGCTCGGCGCAGCTCAAGACAAAACAGCACTCCAGGCGGCAAACAGGTTCATCGCCGAGAATACGCTGCTCACCGAAGACATGATTGTCGCCATTCGCTCGGCCGCTGCCGCCAAGGATGCGCAGAAAGCTTCCGATGATGCTGCTGCCAAAGCCCTGAGGAAGAATGCGACCGAGTCCAACACTGCCGCGAAGCAGCAACTGAAGTCGTTTGACACTGCAGAGGAAGCCTACAAGCGTCAGATCGAACTGATCAACACCACCGGCGACAAGCAGAAAGACGCAACCGAGGTCGCCAAACTTTCCTTTGAGCTCCAGGAAGGCAAGCTGGGCAAATTGTCCGAGGCGCAGAAGACACGTCTGCTAGGCATGGCGGCTGAGTTGGACGCGCTGAACAAGATCAAGAAGGCCAACGAAGACGACCTGAAGTTGACCGCCTTCAAAGCGGCACAACGCACTGGCACGCAAACCTCACAGGATGGATTCGATCAAGAGCTGGCTGGTATTGGCCTGGGCGATAAAGCCCGTGATCGTATGCGCGCCGATCTGGCGCTTCGGCAGAAATATGCGGCCGACCTGGCCGCTTTGAACGAGCAACGCAACACCGGGCAGATCTCGCCGGAGCTCTATGCCAGCGAGACCCAAGTTCTGCAGGACGAGCTCGGCAAGCGCTTGTCGGCTCAGCAGAGCTATTACAGCCAGGTGGATGTAGCGCAATCCAACTGGGCCAATGGCGCGTCGAACGCTCTGCAGAACTACGTGGACCAGGCTGCAGACGTCGCGGGTCAGACGCAGGAGCTGTTCTCTAACGCGTTCGGCAACCTGGAAGATGGCATCGTCAATTTCGTGAAAACCGGGAAGCTGTCCTTCAAGGACATGGCCGACTCGATCATCGAGGACCTGATCCGCATCCAGGTCAGGCAGGCCGCTGCCGGTTTTCTCAGCAGCGCCTTCGGCTTTATGTCCGGCGGCAGCCAGGCGCTGGGGCAGGGCACGATGACCGGATTCAGCGAAGGCGCAATGGTCGCGAATGCTAAGGGCGGTGTGTACAGCTCGGCCAGTCTCTCGTCCTATTCGGGCGGTGTTTACAACACCCCGCAGACGTTTGCCTTTGCCAAGGGCGCCGGCATCTTTGCGGAGGCCGGACCCGAGGCAATCATGCCGCTCACCCGGGCCGCTGACGGATCGCTGGGTGTTCGAGCGGTGGGCGGTTCAGCGGGAGGTGCTGCCGGTAATGAAAGTGCGTCCACCACCACCGTCGGCGGGATCACCCAATACATCACGGTGAAGGGCAATGCTGATGAGTCGACCCTGGCGCAGATCCAGGACGCAGCTCGTCGCGGTGCTGAAGGCGGCTACCAACTGATGCTGAAAGACCTCAAGCAGAACGGACCAGCACTTCAATTAATCAAGCGCCGATAACCGGCTGTAGGAGTTTTATGGCTATCGTTTGGCCGGCTTCGCTGTGGCCGTCGCAAATGACCTGGGGCATGGTCTACAACAACCGGGCATTCACGTCGACGCTTTCCAATGCACAACAAATCATGGGCTACCCCGGTGCGTATTGGCTGTGCACGCTCAACTTCGACGATCTATTCGACGAGGATGAGCGCGAGCTGACAGCGTTGCTGGGCAGGCTGCATGGCATGTTTGGCACCGTGAATATCCCTGCATTCACCAGGATCAGAACCGACAACATCGGCGCCCCGGTCATCGTGACGGGTAATGCCCAGGCCACCAACCTGACCATCGGCGGCGTGACGCCCAGCAAAAAAGTCTTTGCCTACGGCGACTACATCACGATCGCGGGTGAAATGTTTGAGGTGGTTGAGGACGCCGTTTCGACGGCGCAGGGACGGGTCCAGGTGTTTCTCAACAAGCGGATCCGGCGGTCGCTGCCCGCCGGCGCCGTCGTGGAGTACAAAAATCCGTATTCGGAGATGCGCCGTGTCGACGACACCAACCAGCTGACGGTGCAGCCCGTCGTGGCCAATGGCAGCTTTCAATTCAGGGAGGCCTTCTGATGCCGTCTTCGTTCCCTTTCAGCCAAAGCGTGGTGAACATCATCGCCACCGGCAAGTTCATGCCGGTCTATGCCGTGCAGCTGGATTTTGCCGACGGCATGGTGTTCGCGCACACCGGTACCGGCCAGCTGGTAATCGACAGCATCACCTACGAGGGTGTCGGCACCTTTGGCGAGGTGAGCCAGTCGCAGGAAAGCGATAACTCCAACTCTCCCATGTCGGTCGAGCTGACCCTGAGCGGCCTCGATGCCTACATCCTGACCGAGACCAATGTGCGCGGCTGTCGTGGGCGCCTGGCGAAAGTGATGTTCGTGGTGTTCGACGAGAACGGCAACTATGCCGCTGACATCCTCTTCTCGGGTCGCATGGATGCCGCCAAGTTCTCATTTGCCGGCAATGGCCAGGAAGGCAACAGCATCACCGTTCCGGTGATTGATCGCATGGCCGAGTGGAGCCGCACCGGTACCGAACGTTTCACCGATGAAAACCACCGTGCTCGCCATGAAGGCGATCGCTTCTTCTATGCCATCGCCCAAATGTCCGAGTGGCCCATTTACTGGGGTTCCACCAAGGACGCACCAGTATTCACCTACGAGTAAAGCCATGCGCTATCAGGACTGGACCACGCGTCTGCATGACGTGATCAAGGCTGCCCAAGGGCGGCCTTTTTCGTGGGGCGAATTTGACTGCTGCCTGTTCGCCGCTGATTGCTCGGCCGCCGTTTGTGGTGTCGATCCAGCTGCGCAGTATCGCGGCAAATACACATCGGAGGCGGGCGCCAAGCGGCAGCTGAAAAAGCAGCACGGCAGCCTTGAGGCGGCTTGGGACGCATCCTTTCAGCGGGTGTCTTTAGCCTTCGTTCAGCGTGGCGACGTGGTGCTGTACGACGCCCCGAACGGGCGAAGCATGGCGGTTTTCTGGGCGGGTGACTTCTGGTCCACGACCGATGAAGGCGTTACCCGGGTTGAGTGTGAGCCGTTGGCGGCATGGAGGGTTGAGTAATGAGTGCGGGCGTAAAAAAACTTGCGCAGGTCGTGGTGGGTGCGGTTGTAGGGTTCGCCCAGGGTGGCCCTTGGGGCGCCGCAATCGGTGCGGGCCTGGCGTTCTATGCGGCTGAGCAACAGGAAAAGCTCAACACCAAGTCGCCTTTGCGCGATAACGAGCCTTCGGCGCAAACCGTCCGATCCTCAAAGGCACCAGTGCGTTTTATCCTCGGACGTGTTGCCACGGGTGGCGTGCTCGTGTGGGCCCAGGAACAAACCGGCAACCAGGCGGATGGCGAATGGCTGCACATGGTCTACGTGCTGAGCGAAGGGGATATCGACTCCCTGGAGAATATTTATCTGGGTGAAGAGGAAATCGGTTCGTTCGGCGCATTTGCCAGCTATGAGTTGATCGTCAATCCCACCCAGGTTAACGCGTTCCTCAAAACCAACTGCCCAGGCTGGAAGGACAGTCAGATCGGCCGTGGCCTGTCATTCGTGCGCGTGTCGCTGCGTTACAGCGCGGAAAAGTTTCCCTCCGGCATTCCGGATGCGCGGTTTGTGGTGAAAGGGCGCAACGATATCTTTGACCCGCGCACCGGCGCCACGGGCTACAGCGCGAACACCGCACTCCATATTCTGTGGTACCTGCGCGCACGTTGCGGCGTTCCGGATGACGAGATTGTGTTCTCGACCTTCGCCAGTGCGGCCAACGTGTGCGATGAAACTGTCACCAATGCTGATGGCTCAGTCAGTCAACGTTATCGGACGGCCTGCGTCATTGGCGCAGACGAGCAGCGCACCGGCGTACTACAGAAGCTGGAAGCGGCGTGTGCCGGCAAACTCATTCGCGTGGGCGGTCGCTGGATGCTCCAAGCGGGTGCCTATTACGGCCCGTACGATTTTGAGCTCACCGAAGACATGGTGGTGGGCACGATCACCGGCAGCACCGAGCCAGCCAATGATGCGGCGATCAACGTCGTGCGCGGTACCTTCGTTGATCCTTCGCAATCGTGGACTGAAACTGACTATCCGGAGGTGCGGGTCGATCAGTGGGTCATTGAGGATGGCGGCGAAGCGGCAGAGACGCTGACTTTTTCCTACGTCACCGACCCCTACCAGTGCCAGCGCCTCGCGAACATCGAGCTTCGGCGCCGGCGCGCCGGCGGTACCATCAACATTCCCATGAACCTATCCGGCTACAACTGCCGGCCCGGGCGCGTGATCCGGGTGAATCTGCCGTCGCTCAACATTTTGGGTGAGTTCATCGTCACCAACTGGTCGATGGGCGACAAAGAGGGCTGCAGTGTCTCTGTGGCCCAATACGAGCAGCCTATTTTCAGAGACGCGGTTGGGCAGCCCTACAACCCGATCGGCTTTATCAACCTGCCCGCCGGGGGCCTGGGCTCGCCGACAAACCTCAAATGGGCGCCGGTGGGTTCGGCTGAGGTAACGCAGGGCGTTCTGTCGTGGCTGCCGCCGACCGGCATCGTGAAGGAATACGTGGTCATCGTTCGCCAGGGCGGAATCGCGATTCAGTCGCACAACGTGCCGGCCACCTCCACGTCGTGCGCGATCAACGGTTTGGCTTCCGGCAACTACACGATGAGTGTGGCAGCAGTGGGACCGATGGCCCGATCGGGCGAAACCACTCTGTCAGTCAATGTGAACGGGCCACCGATTCCGGAGGCCTGTGTGGTTCAGTCGTCTATCGACTCGATCACCCTGATTCCGTCCAACACCCTGCGCGGTCTGAACGGTGGGACGTACGAATATTTCTTCAGTACAGTCCCTCAGTCCGATCCGAAGGACGCGGTGTATGTGGGGCAGGGCCTTTCGTTCACTCACACTGGCCTTGGGTTTTTCACCAACTATTACTACTTCGTCCGGTCCTCGAACGCCTACGGCAAAAGTGCGTTTCTGTACGTGCCGGCGTCGACTTCAAACGATGTGGGGGCCTACCTCGATGCGCTGGATGGAAAGCTCACCGAGAGTCAGTTGGGCCAAGCGCTGTTGGATCGAATCGAGCTGATTGATGGTCCGCCGGCATTGCCAGGTTCTGTGAACAATCGCCTTGAAGTCTTGGATGGTCAAATCAGTGAAGTGACTGATTACCTTCAGGAGCGCGTTAACGATGGCCAGCAAGCACTCGCCGAGGCTCAGGCGAACTTCACCGAGGCGCAGGAGACGCTGACCGAAGCTCAAGCCGCGATGCAGCTGCAGCTCAACCAGGTCAGCACTATCGCCAAATCGAGCGAGTATCAAAAGGACAAGGCCTACGGCGTCGGGGCATCCACACGCCTGAACGATCGTCTGTATCAGGCCAAGATCGCGGTACCGGTGGATGCGACCGGGGCGAAGTCGCCGCCTAATGCCACCTATTGGCTGGACGTCGGCCAGGTCGTGACGGATTCCAACGGCCTGGCCACACGGGTCAGCACCGCTGAAAGCAAAATCACCAACATCGAAGGGGTCAACACCAGCCAGGGCACGGCGATCACCGGGCTGAACAACAGTCTGACGACCACCAACGGCAACGTGACCGCGGCGCAGACTGCAGCGAATGCGGCGAACACCCTGGCCGGCGGCAAGGGCAAGGTGATCGTGCAGACCAGCGCACCGGCGGCAGCCGATCAACTGGCGCAGAACCTGTGGATAGACATCACTGGTGGAGCCAACACGCCGAAACGTTGGACGGGTTCGGTCTGGGCGGCAGTAACGGATAAGGTGGCAACCGATGCGGCAGCGGCCGCAGCCAATGCCCTGTCAGTGGCCAACACCAAGGCCGACGCGGCCGCGCTCACCAGCCTGACCACGCGAGTGGAATTTGCAGAGGGAACGATCAGTAGCCAGGGCACGGCGATCACCGGGCTGAACAACAGCCTGACGACCACCAACGGCAACGTGACTGCTGCGCAGACTGCAGCGAACGCGGCGAACACCCTGGCCGGCGGCAAGGGCAAGGTGATCGTGCAGACCAGCGCACCGGCGGCAGCCGATCAACTGGCGCAGAACCTGTGGATAGACATCACTGGTGGAGCCAACACGCCGAAACGTTGGACGGGTTCGGTCTGGGCGGCGGTGACGGACAAGGTGGCAACGGATGCGGCAACGGCGGCAGCCAATGCCCTGTCGGTGGCCAACACCAAGGCCGACGCGGCGGCGCTGACCAGCCTGACCACCCGGGTAACCTCGGCGGAAGGGACGATCAGCAGCCAGGGCACCTCGATCACTGGGCTGAACAACAGCCTGACGACTACCAACACCAACGTGACGGCAGCGCAGACTGCAGCGAACGCGGCGAACACCCTGGCCGGCGGCAAGGGCAAGGTGATCGTGCAAACGGGTGCGCCGGCGGCGGCCGATCAACTGGTGCAAAACCTGTGGATCGACATCACCGGCGGGGCGAACACGCCCAAACGCTGGACGGGTTCGGCCTGGGCGGCGGTGACGGATAAGGTGGCAACCGATGCGGCGGCGGCGGCAGCTAACGCCCTGTCGGTGGCCAGCACCAAGGCCGACGCGGCGGCGCTGACCAGCCTGACCACTCGCGTGGAGTCTACAGAAGGGACGATCAGCAGCCAGGGCACCTCGATCACCGGGCTGAACAACAGCCTGACCACCACCAACGGCAACGTGACCGCTGCGCAAAACGCAGCGAACGCGGCGAACACCCTGGCCGGAGGTAAGGGCAAGGTGCTCGTGCAGACTGCTGCGCCGGCGGTGGCGGATCAACTGGTACAAAACCTGTGGATCGATATCACCGGCAGTGCTAACACGCCAAAACGCTGGAATAGCTCGGCCTGGGTCGCCGTGACGGACAAGGTGGCAACCGATGCGGCAGCGGCGGCGGCCAACGCCCTGTCGGTGGCCAACACCAAGGCCGACGCGGCGGCGCTGACCAGCCTGACCACCCGGGTGACCTCGGCGGAAGGGACGATCAGCAGCCAGGGCACCTCGATCACCGGGCTGAACAACAGCCTGACGACCACCAACGGCAACGTGACCGCTGCGCAAAACGCGGCGAACGCGGCGAACACCCTGGCCGGTGGTAAGGGCAAGGTGATCGTGCAGGCCGCTGCGCCGGCGGCCGCCGACCAGCTGGCGCAAAACCTGTGGATCGATATCACCGGCGGCGCGAACACGCCCAAACGCTGGACGGGCTCGGCCTGGGCCGCGGTGACGGACAAGGTGGCAACCGATGCGGCATCGGCGGCAGCTAATGCTTTGTCGGTGGCCAACACCAAGGCCGACGCGGCCGCGCTGACGGCGTTGAATTCGCGAGTGACCAGCGCCGAAGGCGTGATCACCTCACAAAGCGACAGCCTGACGCAGCTCAACAACAGCCTGACGCGCTTCGGTGATAACTCGCCGACGAGCGTCTATCAGAGCTTGTTTAATGGTCTGGCGGTGGATACCTGGGCAAAAACTCAGGCGGCTGCGGCGGCCACTGATTCGCTGTCGAACGTGGAAGGCAACATCAGTGGTGCCACGCTCACTATCGACATTCCGGCGAACGCGAACTGGTGGGGTGCGACCAACAAAAAGGTCCGCTTTGATCCGACTCGTTTGTACAAGCTGGCAGTGCGAGTGCAGCAAGTGTCTGTGCGCGCAGGTACACCGCCGCAGTTTTATGCGGGCCTCGATTGCTTCGCTGATGATGGTGTGACCCGGGTGAACACCAACGGGGCCAACTCGCCAAGCTCTTCGCATTACCTGTTGGCGAACGCAAAGACCTTGGTCGTGGGTGAATGGACCGAGCTGGTCACGTATGTGAAAGGGCACACCACCGGCGCGGGCGGTTCGGGGCCGGGCACTATTGCCAGTCCTAAGCCCCTCAAGGCGGGATCACGCTACATCTCGCCCATGTTGATTGCGGGATACAACAACATGGGGGGCGTGGTCGCGCTGGACTATTTCACTATCGACGACGTGACCGATCAGGTGCAGATCGATGCAACTTCGGCCGCACTGTCGTCGCTGGATTCCACGGTGACCCAGCAAGGCGCAACGCTCAGCAGCCAGGGCACCTCGATCACGGGGCTGAACAACAGCCTGACGGCCACCAACACCAACGTGACGGCGGCGCAGACTGCAGCGAACGCGGCGAACACCCTGGCCGGTGGCAAAGGCAAGGTGATCGTGCAGACCGGTGCGCCGGCGGTGGCCGATCAGCAGGTGCAAAACCTGTGGATCGACATCACCGGTGGCGCGAACACACCGAAACGCTGGACGGGTTCGGCCTGGGCTGCGGTGACGGACAAGGTGGCAACGGATGCGGCAACGGCGGCAGCCAATGCCCTGTCGGTGGCCAACACCAAGGCCGACGCGGCGGCGCTGACCAGCCTGACCACCCGGGTAACCTCGGCGGAAGGGACGATCAGCAGCCAGGGCACCTCGATCACCGGGCTGAACAACAGCCTGACCGCCACCAACACCAACGTGACGGCCGCGCAGACTGCGGCGAATGCGGCGAACACCCTGGCCGGTGGCAAGGGCAAGGTGATCGTGCAAGCCGGCACACCGGCGGCAGCCGATCAACTGGTGCAAAACCTGTGGATCGACATCACCGGCGGCGCGAACACGCCGAAGCGTTGGACGGGTTCGGCTTGGGCGGCGGTGACGGACAAGGTGGCAACCGATGCGGCGACGGCGGCAGCCAACGCCCTTTCGGTGGCTAACACCAAAGCCGACGCAGCAGCGGTCACGGCCTTGAATTCACGGGTGACCAGCGCCGAAGGCACAATCACTTCCCAAAGTGACAGCCTGACGCAGCTCAACAACAGCCTGTCGTCGTTGCAAGGTGATGTGGCGGGGCTGGGCTTGGACCCAGCACCCAATGCGCTTTGGCAGTTCGATACCGGCGTGGAGGGTTGGACTAATGGAGGGTCCACTGTTGCCTGGGCGGATGGCCAGGTAACGATCAGCTCGACAGGTACTGACCCAACGTTCTCCAGCCCATCCGGGTTGGGGATCAGCGGCTCGCTGTATACCAAGGTTCGGGCGCGGATCACGCGAATCGCCGGTGCGGGTTGGGATGGCAAGGTGTTTTATGCCACGCCATCGCACGCTGTGGGGTCGGGTTACTACAAAACCTTGCCAAACCCAATGTTGGCCAATGGGCAAAGCGCGGTGCTGGAATGGGACATGGCTGCGCTCTCCGTGGGCGGCTCGGATTGGGTCAACTCCACTATCTCGCAGATCCGCCTCGATATTGGCGGCGGATCTGCGGCAGACGTGTTCGCAGTCGACTGGGTGGTTGTCGGTCGAGCAGGTCCGGGGGCCAGCAGCGCGGCGCTGTCGTCGATTGATTCGAAGGTCACTCAGCAAGGCGCCACCCTGACCAGTCAGGGCACCAGCCTGACGTCGCTGAGCAATAGCCTGACGACTACCAACGGCAACGTGACTGCTGCGCAAAACGCGGCAAACGCGGCGAACACCCTGGCCGGTGGCAAGGGCAAGGTGATCGTGCAAACGGGTGCGCCGGCGGCAGCCGATCAACTGGTGCAAAACCTGTGGATCGACATCACCGGCGGCGCGAACACGCCGAAGCGTTGGACGGGTTCGGCGTGGGCAGCGGTGACGGACAAGGTGGCTGCTGATGCAGCAGCTGCAGCAGCCAGCGCCTTGACCGTGGCCAACACCAAGGCAGACGCCTCGGCGGTCAGCAGCTTGACCACGCGCGTGACCAGCACCGAACAACAGATCACGGCCCAGGCTACCAAGCTGGACGGGATCTATGTCCAGGTAAACCCGACACTCGCTGGGGAAAGTTCAGGCTACGCGGGTTCGACCGGAAGCTTTGTCGGGGTGTGGTCCGAGCAATCAGCCAGGATTGAGGACGGCATTCTGTCCGCCAATCGCATCGATACGGTCGAGGCGACCGCCAACATTGCCGTGGATTTAGGTCAGCAGAACAGCACCGCCGTACAGCAGGTTAGTGCAGTCGTTCAGCAGGTCAGTCAGGCGCAGATTGCGGCGGACGGAAAGGCGTCGGCCATGTGGTCGGTCAAGATGCAGGTAAACGCCCAAGGGCAGTATGTAGCTGCAGGTATTGGGCTTGGGATTGAAAACGGACCTGCTGGATTGCAAAGCAAGTTCTTGGTGAGTGCTGACACGTTCGCGATAGTTAACGGAATAAACGGCACGCTGTCATCGCCGTTTGCCGTTACCGGCGGACAAGTGTTTATGCGCTCTGCCTTTATCCAAGACCTTTCTTTATCGTTCGGCAAGATCGCAGACAACATCCAATCCGATAATTACGTGGCAAACAGCACGGGCTGGAAACTGAGCAAGGCCGGTGGCATAGAACTCAACTCGACGGTGGCTGGCCAGGGACGAGTTCAAGTAACTAATCGGGCGGTAAAGGTTTGGGACGCGAACGGCGTTCTTCGAGTACAGCTGGGAGATCTATCGGCATGAGCTTTGGACTACGAACATGGGGTGATGATGGTGCGGTACAAATTGACGAGAATTCCTTTACGGTTCGGTTGGTGTTATCGACTCTGGTGACATTCACCACTGTAAAGGGAAATCAAGATTTCTCTGTGCCGGGTTGCAACCCAGGTAATTCAATTGCGTTTGTCGTTCCTAGTGGTCCCGTCTCAAATGATCAGCGACAGTTTGAGACGGAAATGCTTGAAGGGGTGGCTCGCGTTTACAACTACACGCGGACTTTCGACGCCAGCTCGACGAAAGGCGGAACTATGCGTTTGTTTGTCGTGAGGTTTCGCTAATGAGTTTCGGTTTGAGTTTTTCCAATAATGACGATGTGGTTGTTTTGGATTCAGAGTATTCAAGGCTTTGCATTATTTACTCTGGACGTTATGCACCAAACTATGGGCCTGGAAATTTCCAATCGCTAATTACGTTTCCCAGTCCGATCACAAGCGCAGAGCAACCATTGGTGTTTCTGCGCCCGGACACTGTAAATGGCATTGTTAAAATGGGCACCGCTGCGTACGTGCTGGGAAGTCCTGGGAACTGGACCGGCTTTTTGACCAGCATGTATGACCAAGTGGGGTTTTATCCGAATGGTCGATATGTGGTTGCTTCGTTTGGTGCTCAGGCGAGAGCTAGTTTTGGCCTGCGCCTGTTCTCGTCTGCTGGGTTGCCGATTTTTGATTCAGGCACACCTAATCTTCTATTTACGCGAGCATTTCAAAATTGGAGCTATGTTACTTATTCTCGTCTCCCGCAAGGAGAGTATGTTAACTATTACACTGTGCCATTTGATTTTCCAGAGAATGAATATTTATTGGGCAACTCATTTATGATGAGGATGAATAACGCGGACAATCTTGGTCGGTCAGTACATACGTGGTGGGATTTTCAGAATAAAATTCTGTATGCTGTAACGATAGCGCTTGTTAATCCCTACGCGTTTTGGTTGCCAGCGATGTTCGCAAAAATAAATTGATAAGCAATTTAAGTATAACGTTGTGCTTTGCAGATTCTTTACTACTAATTCAAGGGAGGCATAATGGCTAAGCAGACAATATTATTAGGCGCTGCGCCTACTGGCGTTGGCGGTGATACGCCACGCACCGCGTTCACAAAGGCTCAGCAGAATTTTGATGAGCTGTACGCCCGCGATGCACAGCTAGGCTCGGCAGCAAATGCAAACATAGGTACAGCGCTTGGTAATGTGATGGCGGTTGGGGCTTTCGGGATTGGTTCAGCCGCACCAGCTATTTCCACAACAATGAATGAATTTGTTACTCAGTGTAAGATTGTAACGCCATCCACTCAGTATGTGTCGAATCTACCTGGTTTAAGTTACGGGACGAGGTTAGACCTCGCGTATCCGGGATCGACGCTGGGCAGTCAAATTATGATGGGGATCTCGCCAGGAAACATTATTGGTTTCAGGTCGGGCGACTACGCGACTGCAGCGTTTAATATTATTTATCACACAGGCAATACAACCCGAGCTGCTGACGGCACATTAAAGGCCATCTAATTGAGGAATTATTAAATGACCACTCGCGCCGCATTAAATATTTTAGGATTTGACGGAAGTGTCATTGATGTAACTTCCCTTGGTGTCTCCACGATAACCACAGAACACCCATCAACAGGGAAATATTTGGTCTTCGGAACACTCGGTATGGCCCCGCCTCCTTTGGGCTGGGGATACGTCGTAAACCAGATGGATAACAACGCGAGCGTTGCTATCAGTTACGCCGACCAAGTGTTGACCGTTGATATTGCGGTGGATGGCCAGCCGGCGAACCTACAGCACAGCATCACGTTACATGTTGAGGTTGAGGAAATTGTTGTTATTCCACCCGTTGTCGAACCTGTGGTTGTTGATCCGGTGGCCAGCGCCGCCGCAGAGCTTGTCGCACGCAGCAGCAGCGCTGCAGTTTTTATAGCCCGGATTCTGGATCGAGTAGAAACGCTCAGCTACGGCATCGAGGCCGGCGAGGCGAGCGAAGAGGACGAGGCCGAACAAGCCGCGCTGCAGCTCAGCCTTAAAGCGTGGAAGGGCTACAAGTTCGCCTTGGGCAAGGTCGCCACACAGTCCACTTGGCCTGCTGCACCTCTCTGGCCACTTGAACCCGTCATGCCTGGCATCCCGGCCGATCCCGAGGCCATGGCTTCCGATACCCAGTAACACCCCTGCAATACCCATCACCCGCCATCGAGCGGGTTTATTTTTACCCAAATTTTGAAAACCGGAGATTCCCCATGTCCTTTATCGTTATCAACACCAGCAATAACTTCGATCCAATTCACCAGATGGAATTCGCGACCGTCGACGAGGCAGATGCCCATGCGCGGGAAATTGTGACAACGCAACCTCAGGCAGTCGTTCGCACGGCTCAACTGATCAACACCTACACCGCGAAGGTAACCGTCACTTCGAAGCCGGTGCAGATCGTTCCGGATTCGCCTGCCAGCTGACAGGAGCACGTGATTCGCGCCCGCCCCGTGCGGGCTTTTTTTCGTCTGGAGGAAAGTTATGACTGCAACTGAGAACGATCGCGACATCCTGGCTCGAACACTGTGGGGCGAGGCACGCGGCGAAAGTCTCGCTGGACAAATTGCTGTGGCGTGGACCATCCGAAACCGCGTCAACGATGGCAAAGCCAAGTCGTGGTGGGGGGAGGGCTACGCTGGGGTTTGCCAGAAACCGTACCAGTTCAGCTGCTGGAACAAAAACGACCCCAATTATGCGTACCTGAGCGGCGCGAAGCCGATCCCGTTCCGCGAGTTGGCTCAGGCAAGGATCGCTGCTGACCAGGTCATCGCGGGCAAGGTGCCAGACCCCACCGGCGGGTCGACTCACTACTACGCAACCACAATGACGAAACCGCCGGCTTGGGCGAAGGGTGCCAAGCAAACCCTGAAGCTCGGCCAACACATCTTTTTCAAAGATGTGCCCTGAGGCCAAAGTCTCAGCACGCTCGACCTAAGAGCACGGTACTCAGAAACCATCTGGTCTAACGTAAAGCCCGCAATCAAGCGTGTCAGCGCGTGGCTTTCCGGCGCCGATTCTTGATCGACAAAAGCGCCAAGACCGTGAGACTTATCGATCTGCTGTAGCTCGGTTTGAGACGAACGCATATCGAGCGCCACCGCCCGCAGGATATTCTTGGCATGATTTCTCAGACCTTTCGAATCCAT